TTCTTCAGTGATATCTGGAATGCTATCACAGGATTCGTGTCTGGAGTTGGTTCTTGGTTTGCGGATGTCTGGAACGGTTTGGTTGATGGATTGTCAACTGCAGCAGGGGCTGTTGTTGACTTCTTCCAGGAACTCCCCGGCATAATTGCCGGATATGTGAGTGAAGCAGCTAAAGCCATATGGGGACTGATTCCATCGCCTAGACAAGTGGGTTATGCCATTGGTCGTGTTTTGGGTGAGATTGCCGGGGCCATGGCTAGGTTTAAGATTAGAGCACAAAAGCTGATGCAGGATGCCATAATCAAGGTTCTTACCCTCATCAGTGATCTTCTCCTGGACTGGATCCCAGCAGCTGTTTTATGGGCTTGGGAATTTGGCTTTGCGCTTGTACATGGGATCATTGACTGGATCAGTCAGCTGCCTGGATGGTTTGTGACATTCTTCACAGGTATCTGGAACTTCCTGGTAACGTGGGTTCCTCAGGTCGTTAGTTTCTTGTGGAACTTTGGGAGTACGGTATTCTCTACCATTTGGGGTTGGATACAGCAGATTCCAGGCATAGTCATTGGATTCTTCACTGATATCCTTAACTGGTTGATTGGAGCTGTTCCCCAGTTCTTCGGTGCAGCTTGGGATATCGGTACCAATGTTTGGAACGGGATTTGGGATGTTCTTACCGGTCTTCCCCAAGCGATCTGGCAACTCTTCATGGATGCTATCGACCTAGTTACTGGTCTCGCTCAAGATGCTTGGGATGCAGGGTGGGCATTTGCTGATGGACTTTGGCAGGGCTTCAAGGATGGTATCAAGGGTTCTCCGAAGACCAAGATCGAGTATACCCTCATGGATATCGAGAAGCAGGCCTGGGCCACTGAGGGCAACCTGCTGCGATCCATTAGCAGCATGAGTAGGTCCTTGTCTGCGATCCCACTGAACACAGGAACGCTAGGAATGACCACACCAGCGATGGCTGCGGCTGCTGGGGGTAGCACTACATACAATGGCCCATTAGTTGGTGTAGCTCATATCCGTAGTGACCAAGACATCGTGAAGCTGGCTCGTCAACTGGATGAGGAAAAGGCACTGCGTGAACGAGCTCGAGGTAGGAAGGCAAGCTGATGCCCGCTACTAAAGAAGTGATCTGGAACGGAGTTTCATCGGCTACGATTCCCTCTTTAGTCATCGGCAAGGTGACTCGGAAATTGTTGGGGAAGGATCGTACGGTTTATCGGGACATCCCCGGTAGAGAAGGGGCGTGGATTTTTCCTGAGCAGCGAGGGATGCGAGAAATTCGCATGGAATGCTTTGTCCAGGTGGACAGCTTTCCCATTGCTCGACGAGATGCGTTCGACGAAGTAGCTAGTTGGTTAGGTAGGGTGATGGGTCAGTCGACTTTGACCATCAGCGATGAACCTAACGTTTACTATGAGGGTGTGTTGGGAGAACCTCCTGATCCTGATGAATGGCGAGAGGCAGGAACGTTTGAGATTCTCTTCACGGTTCAACCGTATGCTTTGGGGTTAGCTGTAACGACCCACACGGTCACTGGCGACGACAACTTCAGTCATACATGGGATCCTGACATTGAGATTCCCACTGACCCCGTCATCGAAGTTACTCCGACTGATGGTACCCTCCTAGGGTTTGAATTGGCCATCAATGGGAACACCCTCATTTGGGCTGGAACATTGGCGGATGATACAACCCTGACGATTGACGGTGTCAATGTTGTTGTCCTCACTGGCTCTGTAGGAGACGTGAGTTTGACCGGTGCCTACAACCCTGCAAACCTCAACATGGAAGGGGTCTTCGGCACATTCCCGACCTTGATTCCGGGAAACAACATCATGACGTTCGTGAAAACCGGTGGAACAGCTACCGCAGTGACCATTGTGATTAAGTACAGAAAGAGATACCACAGATGACGACTTTTCCCAGTGAGCTTCACAAGGACAGCAGTCTCATCAAGACCAGTTTCCGTGAGGGTGATACTGGTGCTGGTGTTACTGACTGGTTCGCTTTCGTTCGTGCAGCAGATGGTGGATTGGCTACTGTTGGAGCCAAGGCCGACGCTGCTATCACGAACCCAGCAACAGCGGCTTCAGTCGTTGCCCTGTTGAAGGGGCTGTTATCAACTCAGGCCGGAACAGTAGGTGCCACAGCATTGCTGAAGTTGGAAGATGCTATAGCAGCAAGTGGTGATGCTGGTGTGCTGATGTTGGCAGTTCGACGAGATACAGCTCTCGGTTCAGCAGCAGACGGAGACTATGTTGGGTTGTCTACGGACTCATTGGGACGACTGCGGACCATCAATGCAGAGACTGCAGTTCTCAATGCGACAACGACTGTCTATGCCAACTCCCTTCTCATCAAGGCGGGAGCAGGAACGTTGTATGGCATTCAAGGGTATAATTCCCTAGGTGCTACGCAATGGATCCAACTCCATGACACAGCCTCAGTGCCAGCAGACCCAGCAGTACCGAAGATCATCATTGCTGTTCCTGGTACATCCAACTTTTCCCTGGACCTGGGAAAGAGAGGTCGACCCTTCGCTACAGGAATCGTAGCGTGTAACTCTACAACTGGACCTACTAAGACCATCGGTCTTGCCAATTGTTGGATTGACGCTCAGTATGAGTAAGCTAGTATTGAGCTCTAACCGCAGAACAAGGTTGCTTCGTGCCGGTACTGGCGGTGTGGAAGGTGGTCCAGCAGTTGAAATCTCTCCAAAGACCGTGGTCTATACTGGAACTTACTACGAGTTCATAGTTCCCGCTGATGTATATGCCCTTACAGCTGATCTGTTCGGAGCTGAGGGTGGTTCCTCATCTAGTGGACCAGCTAATCAGGGTGGCAATGGCGGTCAGGTCAAGTGTGATGTAGCTGTTGTTCCGGCTGAGGTTCTTCGTATCTATGTCGGTGGAACTACTGCTACGGTTGCGGGTGGATTCAACGGTGGTGGAGGCGGTATTGGTTCAGATGGTGGAGGTGGTGGTGGAGCAACTGATATCCGTCGTTCTCCTTACGGGTTAGCAGATCGCTTGGTTATTGCGGGTGGAGGCGGAGGTGCTGGTGGCAACGATAGTAAAGTAAATGCTAATGGTGTTGGAGGAACACCAGCCGGTGGTCAAGGTAGTGTTGCTGATTATGGTACATCTACTGGTGGAGGTGGTGGTACTGCCTCAGCCGGTGGAGCGGCAGGAACAGGAGCAGCACCTGGAGCAGTTGGTACTCTGGGAGTAGGTGGAGCAGGAGCTAATACAACTCGTAATGGTGGCGGTGGCGGTGGAGGTCGATATGGAGGAGGCGGAGGTGGATGTGCGAATGCCGGTGGTACTTCAGGGTCTGGTGGTGGCGGTGGTAGTGGGTTGTCAACCGGACTGAATGAAACGCTGGTGTCGGGAACTCAAACTGGGAATGGGGTAGCTACCTTAACCTGGCCTCCAGCCACATTTAGCCCAATCGTTATCGGTGGTCTAACTTGTTGGCTTGATGCATCCGATACTACGAAGATCTCTCATGTAGCCAATGCGGTTGATGGTTGGACTGATAAGAGAGGACTTCATAGTTTCAGTCAGTCCACTGCCGGTATGAAACCGACAACGAATACTCGTACCATCAACGGGAAGAACGCGATTGACTTCGATGGTACCACTGATAACCTCATTGCTTCGCCTTGGATATGGGCAAACCGAGGAGTGGGGAATACTATCTTCATTGTTTGTCAGTCGGACATTGCGACCGGTACAAGTTTCCTCATTGCCGATGGACGTACCGTTTCTAACAGCACTCAGTGGGGGGTTACCCTGGAATTCTCAACCTTCTATCGACCGCGTGCAACCTATACACGGGACGATGGTGCGGCACTTGCAAGCCTCCTCGGACCAACAGCAGTAGTGACAACTGGTCCAACCTTGATCACCCACACACAACAGATACAAAGTGATACCGTATCTCAGTGGTCGATTGGTCAGAATGCTGAGACTCGTGCATCAGCCACAAACTTCGCTACTTCTCAAGCTGCGACGACTCCTGATCTATGTACCATCGGTGCTCATCGCCGTCCATCTCCCGGAGTTAGTTTCTTTGATGGGGCCATAGCTGAGATTCTCGTCTACTCAGGTATTCTCACGGCTCCTAACATTGCGACGATTGAGGCATACCTGAAAGCCAAGTGGGGAACTCCATGACTGAGAAAACTCTCATCTGGGTCTACAACATCTTCGGCGTGAGAACAAACGCCATTGTTGCTACTGACCTTGAGATGGATGAGCGTCTTTTCCAGTCTTACACCATCAAGTTCAGTGTTCCAGCTGAACATCCGAAGGCAATCCACCTGACACAAGATCAACTTCTCATCATCAATGGTGAGAGATTCTTCGTTCAAAAGATTGAGAAGGTTCGGAATGGTCCTCAGACTGACATCGTTGTGTTTGCCGAAGCTACCTGGATGCAGCTCTGTGAACGGAAGATCACGGGGAGTTTTGTCCTAGACAATACAACAGCTCGCATAGGTCTTGAGGCAGCATTGAGTGGGACTGGGTGGTTCCTGGGTGAAGTAACTCCAGATGTCTTTCCCCGCTCATTCGAGGCTACTGATGCAACTGTGTTGGACATCATTTGGCAGTGGGCCAAGGTATGTGGCTGTGAGTTGAGCTTCGACAATGATGGTAGCCGAGTCAACATGCTAACCCAGGTGGGTGCAAACTTGGGTTTAGGTTTCCGCTACGGTAGGAACTTGATCGGGATAACACGAACAGAATTGGGTCCAACAGTTACGAAGTTGTGGGTCTTTGGACGAAATGACTTGTCCATTGAAAACCTCACAGGGGGAGCTCAATACATAGAAGACTTCAGTTACTTTACGGACCTGGGTCAGACATTGGACTATGCTCGGTACTGGCATCGTAAAGAAGATGTCTATCGTGACGATAGTTTTGTCGAGGACGGACCACTTTACGATGCTGCCTTGAAGCGTATCCAAACCCTTTCTCACCCACAAGTCTCGTATGCCCTCAGTGTGGTCGACTTGTCAGCTCTGACTGGTCTTCAGGAGAATGCCTATCGTATCGGGGATACGGTCCATGTTGCTGATGAAGTCTTGGGTATCGACATTGCTGCTCGAGTCACGAGAACAGTTCGATATCCAGCCAGCCCAGATAAGAATCAGATTGAGTTGTCAGCTGGAGAGATACTTCTTCCTGATCCGAATGCTGCTAATGCTCGAGCCAATACTACCACGCAGTGGGAGATGTTTGAGTCCAGGAACTGGTTAGGACCGAAGCAGATTCGAACCTTCAGTACTATCTTGAACCGCATTGGATTGAGAGCTGTTCCCGAGGCAGAATGGATTGTAAGTTACTCAGTTGCAGGTACAGGAGCTGGTACTGGTAACATCACGATCACACCGGTTGATGATGAAACTGGTGCAACTATGTGGCCAGCTAGAACTTTCGCTGTCTCGTCAGGAACACCCTTCAACTGGAACTTCAGTTACGGTCAAAAAGATATACCTCAGGGAGGCCATATCCTTGTCATCCGAGCTGAAGCATCGGCTGGTGGCTTGAATATCGCTCCACTGGAAACAGCTCTTTGGGTTCATGCCAGGGGAATTACTCGAGAGAATGTGGTTCTAACAAACTCGATTCGGTTTGACTACACCGGAGCTGTCCAAACCTGGCAGGTTCCAGATGATGTCTTCGAAATCATGGCTGAAGTTCATGGTGGTGGATCAGTCTATGGTGGAACACCTCGATCAGGCGGAGGAAAGGTAGTCGCAAAGTTCCCGGTCCTTGGTGGACAGATTTACGATGTGTACGTAGGCGGTAAGGGAGCGTATACAAACAGTCTGAGTAACCCTGGTGCTTGGCCAAATGGCGGAGACGGAGCTTCTTCGTCAATTGGTGCTGCGCACGGTGGAAGTGGAGGTGGAAGTTCGGACATAAGGCCTACTGGAACTCCACCAGATTATGCTCTTATCATGGCTGGTGCAGCAGGAGGAGCTAGTGAGGCCAATCATCAGGGTGGCATTGGTGGATTCTACGGTGGTGGTCAAGGTGAACCAGGAGGAAATAATAAGCCTGGGAATGGAGCTTTCCAAGTAGCCCCTGGTGTGGGATATGGTGCTTCTGGTTCATTCTGGCAAGGGGGTCATGGTAGCGGCAGTCACTCGGCTTTCGCCTATCCCGGAGGTGGAGGTGGAGGTGGATGGTATGGAGGTGCAGCGGCTGGAGATTCTCTCAATGGTATAGCCGGTTCACCAGGCGGAGGTGGAGGTGGATCAGGATGGATGCACGAGTCTGGTTATGATCTAGAAACGGAGGATGGAGAAAATATGGATCATGGCTATGTAATCATCAGTTGGGAACCTCCCCCACCTGTAACCTAAGGAGAAACCATGACGAATACGGTAGACGATGATGTTCCGATGTACGATGAGAATGATCCTGAGGGGGATCGTCGTATATGGTTGGATGATCCAAACCATAAGGACATCAAGGAACTCTTTCCAGATGAGGACCCTGAAGCATGACTGAACCACGATTCCCCTATGGCTATAACCGTCCACCCGATGGTGGTCCACAAGGTATGGGCACGATGCTTACCTGGGATGAGATGATGACCAAAAGCACGGTCAAGTATCTCCATCCTGAGGTACAACGTCGCTTCCATGCTCTCATCCATGCTGCTCATGCAGCAGGTATCGCCCTCGGTGTGGGAACTGGTTGGCGGGTGCAGCCCAATCCACCGCCTCCTGGTTTTGCCAGTCCTGGCAACTCTTGGCATGAGTCCTGCCCAGTAAGTCCAACGTCCTCAACAGCCTTCGCCATCGACACCGTACCCAACGTGTCATGGAATTGGATGGAACTCCATTGTGCCAACTTTGGATTCCGTACCTTTCGTACCGTTGGCAACGAACCATGGCATATCCAGCCCATCGAGATTCCAGCCAGTCGCAAGTATGCGACCACACCTCCACCGCTCTATGTCTGGGATCTTCCCGCCGAACCGCCATCGCCCACACCAACACCGCCATCACCGACAGGAGTTCTCACCGTGCAGGGATATCGCAAAGAAGTCAAGCAAGGTTCGACTGGCAAGATGTCCAAGATGTGCCAGCAACAGATCAACCTGATCAGCGGACAGGGTGTGGTCGAAGATGGTCAGTTCGGTTCCCAGTCTGTTGGTGCTCTCAGGAACGTTCAGGTCATCCTAGGTGTCACGGCCGATGGCATCTGCGGTCAGAAGACCTGGCAGGCCATGGAAGAAGGCATCAAGCTTCAGGCCGAGGCGGGAGATTGGGACTGACCTCAGAAAGGAGGAAACAATGGTAACCACTATCTTGTCCGAGCCAGACTTCGCTGAGTGGATGTTCTTGTTCGCACTCGTCGCGTTTCTGGTAGCACTATGGTTGTCTTTCAGTTCGAAGACAGCCAAGCCGGCTTGGTTGAACACCACCACCTTCATGCTACTGGGCCTTGCTCTGTTGGCATTGGGATTCCTAGCCCTCTAGGATCGTGAACACTCCCCTGATCGGTTGATTCGTCGCCTGACGCTTCGATCGGTCAGGGGATTCATTGTGTGCTTCTCCACTTCATCCCTATTGATTCCGCACGATCGAGTCGATGCATTATTGCTTGACGAAACGAGAAAAAAATAGGGACGAACACACAGCAAAGGACCCCCCGGCGGGAGGGGGGCCCAGTGCCTCGGAAGACGGGATATGAGGGAGCAGCTTGATGGCTGGTCAACTCATCGCCGGCGAATCCCGCCTAGCGATCATTCGTCTTCGTCTTCGTCATCCTCTGGAGGCGGAGCAGCAGTCTTCTTCTTGGTCTTGGCAACGACCTTCTGTGCAGCAGCGGTCTTCTTTGCCTTGTCCTGCTTCAGCTTGTCGAGGGCAGCCTTCTTGGCGACCTCGATTGCTCCTCCCTTGACGTTCTTCAGGACTGCCCTGACCTCGGGGTCGTTCGGACCGGACCAGCTGTAGCGGGTCTTGTTGCCGGGCACGATGTCTCGGTCGATGGTCCCATCCTCTCGAGCCATCTTGCGGAGCAGGGTACGGACCTCGCGTGGCTTGTAGGTCTTCCCCGTCTTCTGCTTGATGAGGATGATGAGTTGCTGAACCCCCCAGATTTCGGGGACTGCGGGCTTCTCAGGCTCGGTGTCCTCGTCGTCGTCAGCATCTTCCTCGAGTTCCTCGAGCTCGACGTCAGCTTCGACGTCAGCCTCGTCCTCGTCGTCTTCAACCACCACTGCGGTGGCTCTCTTTTTGGCAGCAGCCATAGTGAGCTTCTTAACCTCTCTTGTAGGGAGTGCAGAGTGCACTCGATTGCCGATGTAATCACTATAATAGACCACGATGCATTCGTCAAGGTGGCCATTCTACTTTATTCTTGTACGAGAATGGGGCATTTGCCAGACGTATCTCGGTTTTGATATCATTGACTATGGATATCACGATGACGGAGTTAGAGGTTCATCGGTACCTGATGGGTCGCCACGTAACCGAAGAAGAACTGATGGCCACACAGGGTAACCCTCGCCATGACTTGAGTTATATCGTCACTAGCACGAAGCTGTACAAGGTTTGTGCTATCTGTGACCGGCCCATGTGCGTCAACAACTACAGAGACGGGAAAGTTCGAACCCCCCGGTTCAAGAAGTTTGTCATCTGTCCAGACTGCGATCCACGACATCCCGATGATCGGTGGCTCAAGGAAGGGTACCGAATTCTACACAGGCACAAACTGCGGATCGTCCAATTCGCTATGATATCGCGTGCATTAGCGGCACGACCCTGCTCTCGCACCGACTTTCGGAAGATGCCTTGCAAGTGCCCTGAGTGCTCGGCAGGAAAGTTGTTTCCACCCTTCTAATGGCTAAGTACAAATTTCAAACCAGGCCTTACCGCCATCAGTATGCGGCACTGAAGAAATTGCTGCAGCTGGACTGGGGCGGAGCCTTGTTGATGGAACCCCGGACGGGCAAAACCAAGGTTGCCATCGACTTCGCTAGCATTCGACATCAGCAGGGTCGTGTCAATCGAGTTCTCGTAGTCTGCCCTTCATCCATCATGGATGTGTGGGTATCAGAACTGGAGCTGCACTGTCCATTCCCCTATACCATCACCATGTGGGACAAGCGAGGACGTAAACGAACTGAGTTGCCTCGCTTTGGTCGAACGACCTTAGACTTTGTCATTGTAAACTATGACGCATTCTCCACACCAGGGAGGATGACGGGGAGGAGAGATGATGGATCCATCAAGCGAAGCCGCAAACGCGGAGGCCGTTATGACATTGTTAGAGCGTTCAAGTCATGGGCCCCTCAACTCATCGTTCTGGATGAATCTCACCGCATCAAGAGTCCTTCAGCTAAGAAAGCTACAGCTCTTGTCCGACTCGGAGTTGTCGCAGATTACCGCCTTATCTGTACCGGAACTGCAGTCACTAAGGCTAAGAGAACTTTTGACCTTTATATGCAGTGGAAGTTTCTCAACCCAACTTCGCCGCTACTACATGACGTTGCTGGCAACCGACATACATCTGCTACATTCAAAGCGGAGTATGGACGATGGATCCACTTAAGAGGGGAGAACTTTGATAGGTTTCAAGGGTTACGAAACCCTCGACGACTTCATCGTCTGGTACATGCTGAGTCGTTTGCTGTTGCTAGGGACGAATGCTTTGACCTTCCGGCTGCGTACCCTGATCAAATAATCCACGTTGAGCTAGAAGAAACGGCAGGTATCTATGACCAGATGGCTGAAGAAATGGTGGCAAGGATCCAGTCTGGTGAATACACTGAGGCTACGATACGACTGGTTCAAAATCTGCGTTTCGCTCAGATTACTTCAGGGATTGCCCGGACCGAACCAACATCTCAATATCCGTCAGGGCGACTCGTTAGAATCGGCAGTGAGAAACTTAGAGTACTTGAAGACCTCCTTATTGACTGGTTCGACCAAGAAGAGAAGTTGGTGATCTGTGCGAGATTTAGAGCGGATATACAGTCTATTGCGAAGCTTACCCAAAAGCTCAAGACGCCGACATATCTCCTCTATGGTGGGCAGGACCGAAGAACGAGAACTGCTTCGATCGCTGGATTTAGAGCCAGAGCCGGACCCGCCGCCTTCGTCATGAATCCCCAGGCTGGGTCGCTAGGCATCGACCTACGAACTGCCAGCACCATGATCTGGTACAGCTACACGATGAGCTATGTGGACTACACTCAGTCGAAGGATCGCATAGCCTTGTCAGGAGTAGCCAATCGCTACGTCCACCTGCAAGCTCGAGGGACATATGATGAACTCCAGTATCAGGCTCTGCTGCTAGACCATGACGTGGTGAAAATGATCCATGAATCTCCGGAAAGGTTGCTGCGGAATTTCAAGTAGCTCAGGAATGAGTCATTTGACGCGAGAATCGAGAAGTGATAGCATTGACTATAGACGAAAAGGGGTAAGGAATGACTCGTAGGGGTGGCCCATTGGTGTTACCTCATGAGAAACAACGCAAGCTTGACCAGCAGAGGGAGCGTCGTCAAGCCCAGCGATCCACAAACAGCGAGGTCACTAAGGCAACGGGGATAACTCAGGCTGAGATTAGAGCTTTGGAGAAGGCTCAAGATTTCCGATGTGCTATATGTAGTAAGCATCAGAGCCAATGTAAAACTCGACTTGCTGTAGACCACGATCATCAAACCGGCAAAGTGAGAGGTTTACTCTGCTACAGCTGCAATACCAAGTTGGCTTTTGTGGAGAAGTATCTCTTCCGAATCATCGAATACCTAGGAGGTAAACCAACGTGATTATAGTCGAGGGCCCGGATGGCGCCGGCAAGAGCAACCTCGTGTCTCGGATAGAGGCTGACTGGAGTCTCCAACGAGAACCGAAGGCAGTCACTAGTGACGCTCAGTCATTGTTTCCGATGGGGCAGTACATCGAGGATGAGTTGTCCAAAGGATTCGGCATGCGGTTGTACGATCGCTTTGCCCTCATCTCTTCTCCACTCTACATGATGCTGGAGAACCGAACGTTCGTAGATCCCTTGACAAACCCTGACTGGTTGAAGATCCAGTATAAGAGGCTGAGTCGGATCGACCCAGTCCTCATCTATTGTTTGCCTCCGCTCGAGGTGGTCAAGGCAAATCTGGAAAGAGATGACAACTCAGGGGGTAAGGTTCTCGAACACGTCGAGGAAATCTACTATGGCTATGTGGCCTGGTATGCTCGAGACGGCTATAACTCATCGTCGATGGTGTGGGATTACACGAACCCTGATCTTGTTCACCTAGCTCAGCTTCTTCGTTGGGCTGACTTCCGAGTAAAGGAGATGGGAAATGCCTGACTTCTTCACTACGATGTTGGAGGCTCAACTTGAGCTCCAACGGAGGCACATGGGAGGTGATCCTCGTCACCTGGATGGAAATGACATGGCAGACTTCATGCGGTGGAATGCCTTTGCTCTGGAGGATGAGATCCACGAAGCCATGCAAGAGGTTGGGTGGAAGCCTTGGGCTACCGATCGTACAATCAATGTTACTGAGTTCGTAAGGGAGATGGTTGATGCCTTCCATTTCTACATGAACATGCTCCTCTGTGCGACCGGGATGGAACCAAGTGACTTGGTTGATATGTTCTTCCGGATGTATATGGAAAAGAATGCTGAGAATGCTCGGCGACAGATCGAGGGATATACCGGGCTAGAGAAATGCCGTGAGTGCGGCAGAGAGGTAGGTCATTGTGACCACGTCCAGTAAGGCAGGGGAGATTTTGGCACACCTGCAGCCAGACGAACCCATTTTCATCTTCCGAGCTCAAGACATTCTCAGTGTCATGGTGCTCGTTCACTATGCCTCCTTGCTGGAGGATTACCAGCAGGATGGTGACAAGCTCGCTTCGGTTGTCGACGCGGCCAATGACTTCAGGTCATGGCAAAAAGCAAACCCCGGAAAGGTCAAACTCCCCGACTGATGAAAGCATTCCGTGCCCCCACCCTAACCCAACTCCATGACAAACTGTGTCATCACATCGTTCACGCTGACGAAAATGGCTTAGATGTCATCAGCGGTGTGGATGTACAAATTCACAATGTGATCGCCGCAGCGGACTCGATGGAATGGGAATTTGACCTGAAGAATCTTTGGTTGACACCGTCTCGCTGGACTATGATGGTCAGGCAGTATGTCGATCGAGACGAATTCATCCGATGGGTTGAGAAATGCACTCAGTACATCGGAACCAAGGAACGGGGCATTGCCCTGATGAGAACCAAGACCGTGGCGGCTCGAGGAGGTGAGGCATTTGGCAACAAAGAAACGCGACGATGGGGAAGCTGTATGCTGGCAGTTAGCTACAAGGCGCAGCCACGACCGCAAATTACCCTATATTCTCGCACTAGTTATCTCGGTTATCTATCTGGGCTTGATATTTCTGTTGCCTGGATGGCTGCTAAGTATCTGGCTGCCGAGCTGGGAATTGGTGTGGAAGATATGGCATTCGTTTGGATGAACGAGGCCATGCAGTACCACAACTTCAAGTCCATGGCTTATTTGTTGAATCATCCTGACCCGGTCAAACGAAAGGAGTACCGTCGTTGGCTGAGGTTCAGTGAGTCCAAGCTCCGTGACTTGGGTGACTGGGATTACGTGAACTCACGACCTGCCTTGCATCTGACGAGGAAGTGGTTGCAGAAGCTGATCCTAGATGATCAGAACGGTAAGACGCTGGGTGACATGACCTACAACACCTATCGGAGAATCCGACGCCGATACCACACAGAGGTCCTTGGGTATGAGCGGGCGCAGCAGTTTGAGGGGTGGTCATACCATAAGAAAGGGGCACTCAAGGGAGAGCCGAAAGAGTTCTTCCGGGCATACAAACCCTTGGATACGTGTTTTATCTCCGACTTAGACTTCAAAGGCATTCATTTGCCTTGGGCTCCAGGTAGTCTAGGTGCTCCGATGTTGGTGCAAGGAGACCTAGTCGAGTTCAACGATCTGGATGAGGATTGATGAGAAAAGATCGAGAAGCCTACAATGCCCGTCAAAAACGACAACGTAGACTTAGGCAAGGCCTGGACTACGATGGTGAGTTAGCCAAACAGAGTGGGGGATGTGCTGCTTGTCAAACTCCACCTACCAATCGACAACTTCACCGAGACCATAGCCATAGAACAGGATACTTCAGAGGTCTTCTTTGCGGGAACTGTAATATGGCTTTAGGGTTATTGAAAGATGACCCTGATCGGATCCTTGCCCTCTATCTATACCTGGCTCGGGTCGGTGAAGCAGAAGAATTAGAGTTTGTCTTAAGTGAGGACTAATGACACCCTTTGAACATGCTCTTCACCGATTCCTTCGTGATGTTATGCGTGAAGGCGTCGAAGTGGAAGTCGGTGAATGGCAATCCCAGGACGTCCGTACGAATCCGGAAATGATCAGTCGAGAGTTAACGCATCAGCGATTCGAGATGGAAATTCCTATGCTCAAGTCATCGCTGGACGACTTCATGGGTGCCACCTTGAGCCGACCATGGGCTGAGGATCATTTTCTGGAACGAGTCTCTGGGAAGCCACTCAACCCTCCACCTTCCGAGGCATGGTGGCCCTATGCTCGGGTACAAAATACTGAACACAAGGTTGACGGAAAGTTCAGTCACTCATACCCAGAACGAATGTGGCCAAAGCAAGCCCAAATAGAGAATGGACCTCAGCGGACAAGGTTCAGGATGATGGGTGTTCGGTATGAGTACGGAGACCTGAAAGATGTAGTCAATCAGCTCAAGCGAAATCCAATGACTCGCCAAGCATTCTTACCCATCTGGTTTCCCGAAGATACAGGTGCGGTATATGGTCAGCGGGTACCGTGTACCCTGGGCTATCACTTCCTGATCCGACCTTGGCGAGCGGACATCGTATACTACATTCGTTCCTGTGACTTGTTACGGCACTTCACTGATGATGTATACATGGCTGCACGACTGCTTCAGTGGATGCTGGATCAATTAGGGGTGGGGTTGGCTCGATCCATGCAGCTAGTGATGCACATCTCAAGTCTCCACGTATTCCGAGGTGACTACGAAAGGATCCAATACATGCTGGGCAAGTGGGAAGATGAAGAGTGGGAGAATGGATATGGAGCGGTTGTCTAGAGATGAGATATGTATGCAAATCGCTCACGTGGTGGCCCAGCGGGGTACTTGTCTTCGAGCTCAAGTTGGTGCTGTCATCGCAAGAAACGGCAGAGTTCTTGTCACAGGTTACAATGGTCCTCCCTCCGGGCTCCCTCACTGCACCGATCCCAATGGGTGTACGGAGCTTGACCGAACCGCCGATACGGGATGTCTTCGAGCAGTCCATGCGGAAGCTAACTGCATTGCTTTCGCCGCACGACATGGTATTAGAACACGACGGGCTAGTCTTTATTGCACTCATCTCCCTTGTCTCAAGTGTGCTGAACTCATCGTCAACGCGGGCATCACCTCTGTTTATTACCATACCGACTACAGAATAAAAGATGGGGAGATATTGCTCCAGCAAGCAGGGATTGATATAATAGAGCTATGATCGCAATAGACCCTGATCTATTCCCGATCAACTACGATCAAAACTGCAAGCTGTGTAAGCTACATCAGTACACTGGTGATGTGTGCGAGCCTGGAATTGGTCGGAATGATGCCGACATCATGGTCGTATCTCGCATGCCGAATGGTCCAATGTACCAGGACATGATCGAGATAGCTCTGCAAGAGGTAGGGATTGAACTGGATCGTGTTTTCTTCACTTCAGTCATGAAGTGTAGGGCTTTCGATGTGGACCCTGGTCGTAAGGATATCAAGGTCTGTTCAGAAACCTATCTCCTACAAGAGATAGAGATGGTCAAGCCTAAGTTCATTCTGGGGTTTGGTAATGAAGCCTTGACTGCTTTGCTTGGTCACTCTGGGATCATGAAATGGAGGGGTAGAGTTGAAGTTAAGCATGGAGCTCAAATCCTCACCACTGTTTCTCCAGCTTCAGTTACTAGAAACCCGGGTCAGAAAGGGGCTTGGCAAGCTGATCTCCAGTTGTTCGGATCGACTATCCATGGGTATGCGGGGAAGATCAAGCCACCGAAGATAGCGATCGTTGACACTCAGCAAAAGCTGAAGGTTCTTAAACGTAAGATTGAAAAGGCTAGCCTTATCTCTTACGACGTCGAGACTGCAGGGCTCGATGAGTGGGATCCCAATGGTGGAATCGTTACCTTGTCCGGTACGATGTTGTATGATGACTTCGGTACTGAGAAACTACTAACGTGGGTAATCCCGCTGTACCATCCCCAAAGCCCATTCAGGAGGGTGTGGCAGAAGGTCTTGATGTTCTTGAAACCGGCGCTCGAGGGGGTGCCTAAACAGATCGCTCACAATGGCAAGTTCGATGCCAAGTGGATGCGTTCTCGAGGAGTGAACATGCGTGTTACCTTCGACACCATGCTTGCTGCTCATTTGCTCGACGAGAATCGGTTGAAGGGACTCAAGCCACTGGGTCGAATGTTGTTAGGAGTAGCACCGTGGGGGATTGACACTAAGGACTTGCTCCACACACCCCTACAAAGGATCTACAACTACAACTGCCTCGACACATTCTATACCTACCACATCTATCTAGTCTTGCGGAAAGACTTGATAGCTAAGCCACGACTGTTACGAATCTTCAAGCTGATGACCATGCCAGCAAACGAGATTCTCATCGGTGTGGAAATGCGGGGTATCTGGGCCGATCGGGAGAGATTGGCCACGGCTACAAAGATCGCGTTTGACATGCGTGATGAACTAGACCGACAGTTGCTTGAGTTTGCACCCGAGCCTGGAACTGATGGTTGGCCGCTTATGGGGAAGCGACAGAAACCAGCTGAAGTGAACTTCAATGCTAGCAACTGGATGCGGTGGTTCATCTTCGAGTACCTTGAGTTTCCCGTCATCGAGCGTGGTAAGAAGAAAGAGAATGGTGATCCAGGTGATCCATCTCTTGCTGAAGCCTCTATGATCGCACTCAATGACCTGTACCCTGACCACCCCGTCTTGAACCTGTTAAAGGAACGATCGAAGTGGCAGAAGTATTGTTCGACTTATGTTTCGAGATACTCAGAGGTGATCGGGGATGACGACAGAATACATACTGTGTTTAAGCTCGCCGGAACAGTCACTGGACGTTTATCTAGTGGCAAGGAAGATGAGGAGAAAATCACAGCCTCCCGTGATCGAGGGCGAGGTGTTAATCTTCAACAAGTCCCAAGAGATCCCTTCATCCGCGGGTTATTTGGAGCTCCTCCGGGCTCAACCTTCGTCGAGGCTGACTTTGGACAGATTGAATTCCGACTTGCTGTATACATTTCTAGAGACCGATATGGGCTTTGGCTTATCCGAAACGGAGTAGATGTCCACGCTGAGATGGCATCTAAGATGACGGGAAAGTCCAAGTCTCAGATCACCAAGGAAGAACGCAAGGCTGCGAAACCAGTGAACTTCGGATACCTCTATGGTATGTGGTGGAAGAAGTTCATCAAGACAGCCAAGGAAAAGTACGGCATCGACTTCTCGGAGGACGAGGCAAGAGCATCGAGGATCGCATTCTTCGATATGTATCCTGGCTTCCTGGGGTGGCATGCTCGGCAACGACGACTCGTCAACCAGTACGGCAGGGTTCAGTCACCCATCGGGCGAATCCGACATCTCCCTGACATCTTTAGTGCCGAGAAGATAGTTCGTGATGAAGCCGAGCGACAGGCAATCAACTCCCCAGTCCAGAGCATGGCCTCAGATATGAACGTCATAGCCATGATTGAGATAGATGCGGAGTTTAAGCGGCTGGGAATTCAAGGCCACACCTTGGGGCTAGTTCACGACGCGATCAACTTCGAGATTAAGAACGAGGACCTTGCTCGAGCACTGCCCATCATCAAACGAACGATGGAGAATCTCCCGCTCAAGAAGAAGTTCGGTTGTGACCTAGACATCCCGATCGTTGCGGACTTGAAAGTCGGGAGTCACTGGGGTGATGCTAAGGAACTAAACGACGACCAAGTCTACAACTTCGAGAAATACTGGGACGAGTTTATAGAAGAAAGGAAGGCAGCATGAGCAAAGCAGATTACGTCAAGGCTCAGCCTCAAAGCAGAGGCCACACATGCCATTGGCCTGGCTGCAAAATTGAAGTTCCTCCAGCCATGTGGGGGTGCAAGAAGCATTGGTTCAAGTTGCCGGTGTATCTTCGTGCCAAGATTTGGGATGCCTATGTCCCAGGTCAAGAACAACGAATGGATCCCAGTGAGGAATACTTGGCAGTTGCTCAAGAAGTACAAGACTGGATTGGAAAGCAGGCATCATGAGCTTCAATGAAGCAAACCTCGGATGTGCATCGACCCGAGAACTGATGGAGGAACTCAAGGCACGAAGTGAAGTCCATGCGAATGATGACATGGACAAGGATGTTCGGAGTGACATGGTAATTTATCTCAACGGTTGCACCGAAGAGTTCCTTGAGTATCGGACAGTTGATCGGCCGGGAACGAGCGATTTGACGGGCGGAAACGAGAAATGATATGATGGTAGTAATGCAAAGGGGCATCGACGATGACTTCTGAGACTATTACTCCTGTCCGGTTGAGTGGACTGGATAGGGTGTGGGTCCCTGGTGAGCCCGTGTACCTCGATCCGGAAACGGGGAAGGGGATTAGCACGCACTCGATGATGAAGTCGTTTCGTCGATGCCCCAAGCAGTTCGAGTACAAGTACATACAACGCTTGAAGCCGAAGGTCGTGAACCGTCCGCTTCGCTTTGGTACTTGGATCCACAAACTCCTGGAGACTGATTACAAGGGTGGCGATGTCGAAGCAGTCCATCGTGACTTCACTAGGCAGTTCTCCGAACTCTTCGAGGAAGAGCGGGAGGAACTCGGTGACCTGCCCCGTGATGTGTGGAGAACCTACATTTGTTATCGCTGGCATTACAAGAACGATCCGTGGATTGTTCACGAGGTTGAGTTTACTTTAGAGGTCGAACTCCCTGATGGTAATGTCTACCGCTGTCGCATAGATATGCTGATCGAGAACCAGTATGGGTTATGGGTTGTTGACCATAAGAGTCACAAGACTCTGCCTCGGCTTGACTTCCGTATCCTGGATGCTCAGTCAGCTCTTTACATCTGGGCAGCACTCAAGAACAAGATTCCAGTACAGGGTCACATCTGGAATTACATGCTCAGCAAACCACCAAACGTGCCGGAGTTGTTGCAGAGTGGTACTCGGTTCAAAAAGCCGGGGTTGATGAATACCGACTTCCCCACCCTCGTCAAAGCGATCAAGAAGAATGGGTTCGACCCAAAAGACTACGCTTATATGCTCAAGGTACTGAAGGCTCGACAGTACCTACCGGGTGAGATGCAAACCTCTCCTCACTTCCGACGCGACATCATCGAGAAGACACCTCCACTGTTGAAGCGTATGGCTAATGAGGGGTTTGCTACCCACGTCCGCATGAACTCTTACCGTTGGGACAAGGTGAATTCGGTTGAACGAGTGCCGGATCGATCTTGCCTCTTCTCATGCAGTTTCACTGACCTCTGTACCATGGAACTGTTCGGATCTGATACTACCCTTCTACGCAAGCAACGGTACAAGCTTGCTGATCCCCTCGACTATTACAATGACGAACGACCCGGCCAGGAAGGAGGTGAATGATGGCTACTACTAGAACTGCTAAGACAGAGAAAGATTACCTCGCTCTCGCCCGCGTCAAGGGCCACACCCCCAGCCGAAAGAAATCCTGGAGAAGGATCTTTGTTTATAGTCGGAACAAGAAGGGCAAAACTCGTTTGGGTCTCAGTGCCGGTCGTGATAATATACTCATGATCGACCCAGAAGAAGGCACGGATTTGATGAAACAACTCGATCCCTTTGTGTGGCCTATCGAAAGCTGGGCTGATATAGAGGATGTCTACGGTGCTCTTCGAACCGGCAAACTTTCTCCCAATCACATTGTGCAGGGTGAATCTTCCACGCCCTTCACTTGGGTTTCTCCCGATGGGTTGACGAGAATTCACAACAAGGCTTTGAAGTATGTGATGAAAGTGGAAGAGGCTCGAAATCTTGACCGGATTCCCGGCATTGTTGATCGCCGAGACTATGGTAAAGCCAATGAGCTGATGAAAGAGATGCTCATCAAGTTCCATAGTCTACCGATGCATGTCTACTACACGTCGCAGGAGAAGATGATCACTTCCACCAACTCCTTTGACGATGATGCAGAGTCAGACGCCACCGATGCATACTTCGTTGCTGCACTTCCGGATGGAGTAAGAGCTACGATCAATGCCATGGCTGAAGTCATCGGCAGGCTTTACGTAGTGACGGTCGAGGGAAAGGTAGGTCCAGTAAAACAACGCCGCTTGCAGATCGGACTGCATGAGAAGTACGACACTGGTTTCCGAAGCGATTGGTCGCTACCAGACATGATCAAAAGGCCCACGTTACCGAAGTTGGTAACACTCATAGAGCAAGGAGAATAAAAGTATGGCTGAACAAGCCACATCAGGGGTATTCGACTTCACCAATGTGAAAGATGCCGGAGTCTTCAATCCCCGCCGACAGGTGGCAGGGGACTACAGGGCCAAGGTCACTGCAGTGGTGGATGCTGAATCCAAGAAGGATGGGAAGCCGCAGTGGCTTTTCACCATCGTGGTCAATGGGGCGAGTTATCCCTACTACTGCAAGCACGAGGAATCTTCGCTCTGGAAGATCAGGAATCTCCTGGTCGCAGCCGGGGTGAACGTGCCCAAAAAGCGGGTGAAGGTGAACCCGAACATCGTTGTTGGGAAGACTATTGCGGTCACGCTCGAGGACGACGAATACGAGGGCAAGCTGAAGTCTGTTGTCCAGGCGACTTTTCCCGTCAGCGAACTCGAAGAGGACGATGTTCCCGACGAGACCGACGAGGATGTGGAGGACGAAGAGGACGAGGCACCACCTCCGAAGCGCAAGGCGAAGCCTGCCCCCGTCGATGACGACGAGGATGAGGAAGAGGAAGCTCCTCCACCGAGGACCAAGAAGAAGCGGCCCGCTCCTCCCGTCGAAGAAGACGACGACGATCTGGAGGAAATCGACATCGACGACACCTGATCCACGATGGGTCCGCTACCCGACGGAGTAATGGCATGGGACGCTCAAGATCGGGGGTTGCGTCGCCGCCCATCACCGTTTATGGGGCCTGGTTGGAGGCTTTAGGATGCCCCTTTCTCCTTCAGCCAGGCCCTTCTTCTGTTGAGGAGGTGAGATGAGTACCAAAATCATACGACCAAACTACTGGATCGACTGTGAATATTGCGGAGCTCCGGTGGAATGCGTACGACACAAGCATGGAGGGAGAACTCGACGCAAGTACTGCGATGACTACTGTGCTAGGAGAATGGAAGCACTACGAAGGGAGGAACGTGAACAGCACACCGGAACTACCCAAGAGGTTGCTTGATCTACGTGATGGAACTGATGATCCATTGCCGAACGAAGGACGAGCTCGACAACAACGACTTGCTAAGTTGGAGAATGAAATCGCAGCCATGGCTGACTTCATTGCTGACTTAGATAGATATGCCGAACATGCTAAGACTGCTCCACTTGTTGGGGACATAGTAAAGCCATTTATGGCTCATGAAATTGCTCGTCACCGCGCCACGCTGGTCACTCTAGGAGCACGAATGCACCAGGATCTATTGATGTTGAGGAAGACGTCATGAGAGCCTTCATCATCTTAGCCATCTTCACCGTGGTTTCAACGGGGGGTGTGGCATACAGCGCTGATGACTCGAGCAATGACAGGGTGTTACGCGGTGACCGCAACGAATACATCGAGTTCTTCAAGAAGGACTCGGCGAATGGTCGCAAGAACTATCTATACACCGTCACTACATTCAAGGACAACTGGGGTCGTGGCTGCACCGTGGTCACAGGTGACTCAGAGCAAACTATTGCCCTTGACTGCGACGACATAGAGGAGTGATATGAGAGCATTTCTGTTAGTCGTCATACTCATACTCATACCTGCTCATGCGGGTGCAACAGAACGAGGGGATCGTGGCCCTGATGTAACCGTGATCCAACTTCAACTCAAGGAGTACGGATACTCGATCACGGTTGATGGATTCTTCGGCCCACAAACTGAGCGAGCAGTTCGACACTGGCAGCGAGCCAATGATCTTCTCGTCGATGGAATAGTTGGGCCAGCTACATTGGCCACACTGGCTGAGCGAGGCGATCAGATACAGTTGACTCAGCCTCCCACACCACCGGTCGCAGCGGGGCTTAACGGTTTACCGTTTGCTCCAGAAGGTCTTAGTAACTGTGACGAGATGTCATGGTACAGGCAGCAAGCAGGGCTGCCCAGTCAGTTCGATGCGTTGGGGTATCGAGAAAGTGGGTGTCATAATGACGTACGAACGTTCTGTTGTTATGGATACTGGCAAAACTACATCAGCAGTCATCTCTCTCCGCAGTCTGCTTACCGACCGTGGATCATTGAGGGATGCCAAGTGACTGGAGCTAATGACATAAACTCAGACGATCCACTCGAGAAGCAAAAGCAGGCGTGCGTAACCAAAGTTCTCTTCAACATCTCAGGATTCACACCGTGGCATTGAATGGAAAACCGAAACTAGACCCCGACCTAGACATGCGTTGGTTTATGGTGGCCTTATTCACAGGCCTCATAGCTGTCGTAGCCTGGGCCATACTGCTATAGAGAGGAAGCAATGACTGAAGCTCAGATAGAGGACAAGATCGAGGAAATCATGGAGATGGTGGACAACCTCATCGAACCTCCCATGACCCAAGAACGAGCTATCGAAGTCCTGGAAGACCTCGAGACCAACCTCCAGGCTCGACTCGCTGGCATCAAGGCTGACATGGAGGATGAAGGCGACGACGAATGACCCAGCGAGAATCTGGGTTGAGCAAACGCATAGCCGTGGCCCTCAGAGCAGAGGGAGCATTCGTATTCAAGGTCTGGGGTAACGAGTACATGCTCGTTGGACTCCCCGATCTGATCGGATGCTACAGAGGTCGATTCTTCGCCTTCGAGACCAAGTTGCCTGAAAGCCGTAAGAATGTTTCGCTTGCTCAGAAACGAGTGATGCGGAAAATCCGAATGGCTGGTGGCCATGCTCAAGTTGTGTGTACGGTTATGGAGGCCGTCGCTGCGCTCGAGAAAGTTGCCAGGGATCGATCCTCACATGATGAGTGATGATCATGTCAGTCGATACGCCGGAATCAATACGGATTAAATAGGTACACTCTCACGCGATTCGGGATCGCACGATCGAATCGTCACGCGATCAGAACTCAAGAACCTTCAGTAATTGCCAGAAGGTAATGAGTTATGATATGATTCTATTGTTGATCGAATCGAAAGGGGCATATGAACAAAGGACAGATCATGGAAGGATTGTTCACAGTAGGGGACCTGATTGACGAGCTAGAGAAAAGAGACCGCGACTTACCAGTGATGATTGCCGTCATCAAGTATCCGGAGGAGTTTGAAATCCGGTTTACTAACGGGATTCCTGACTGGACTCACCATACATCGGTGGAATGCCATCCACTTGAGGGAGATGGAACCGTCACGAACATCGACGATATCATCTACATCGCCGTTGAACTGGATGACTACAGTGAGGAAAGACACTTACAGGGTGGCCCCGTTGACGGAACTGGGTGACTACGCAGAACAAATTCGGCTGCGAACACTGCTCAACGACGACATGTACTACCGTAAGTGGTTTACAAAGCAGCCAACGATTCGGGTAGTCCACACCAATCCTCCCTGGCGATTGTTCGTGCAGAAGGAGCGACATGGGAAGTGGTTCCGAAAAGACTTCCCCACGTATGCTCAGGCTTTTGCCGCGGTCAAGCTAAAGCTCCCAGAATACTGGGACATGGCAATACACTGCAAGCCTCAGGCTTTCAAGCCACCTGTCGTCAGGGTCGGTAAGAAGAAGGTGTGGAATCCTATACCGGAAGGGCATATATGGTGTGCCTACTGCCGCAGACCCACGGTGTTTTATTTCTATCGCCGCCACCCAAACCTGAGAAACTTCATCTCGGAAGGAGCGATGAGATGTCAGATATGCGGAGTGAGAATGGAGTTCCTGCCCTCGTTCCCAATCGTCGGGGTGTGGCCCCTCCGTGTGGACCGCTTGTTGCCATAGATGGTAGCGGACGAATCGCTGACGATGAGTGTGCGTGCGGGTGTACCGCGTATGACGAACGCTGCCGACGCTGGCTCGAGGGTGAGCGGGGAACGTCCCACCCGTGCTGCTCGTGACGCGTGTATAGGACTAGAATGACTTTGGATTTCGTGCCCGCCGAAGCCAAGTCGAGGGGACTTGTGTTCTAAATGGGAGTTTCAGATCTGATCTCGTCTGATGTTGATGGTAGACGCGATGAGACTGTGACCAGACTCATTGAGACCGGGGAGACCGGGGAGGTTCGAGTTTCGGCGAGTTACAAAATGGTTCTAAGGAGGTCCCCGGACGGTTACAAAGTTTCGCGGATTTGATATCATGGAATCATATCGCACGACGCGATATATGATGACTGGAGAAAGGAAGCAAAGCTATGGTTACCGCAACTGACTGGTTGCAGCTTTGCGACGATATCGACGACGGTGAATACGATGCCGGCCTCGAAGAAATCGCCAAGGCTGTACAGTCACGACGCGACATCACCCACCGGAGAGCTGCTCGACGGTTGCAACGCGAACTCAAGAAGGGCGACCGGGTCATGCTGACCAACAAGGTCACACCCCGCTATCTTGAGGGCTGCTCAGCGACCATCAAGCAGATGAAGCCGGAACAAGGTGCCGCAGTCGTTGACCTTGACTCACTCCCCACACATCGGGGCCGACCGCCTGCTGACGGTCACACCACCCGACTTCTCGTCCCCTTCATCCACTTGGTGAAGCTGGACGAAGGGATCCAAACCCTCAAGAACACCGACGACGCAGCCGACATCGGCGACGACGAGGAGTACGAGGAAGAGATCGACGACGAGGACGAAGACTGATTCGTTCCGCAAATCGTTGACATCGGTATCGAGATTTGATACGATGGTAATATCAAATGAGGGGAAGACTCCTCACCGACAACAGAAACCAAGAAAGGGGTATGATGGCCCGCAGGAAGGCACCTGAGGTCATCGAAGAACTGGAAGACGCTGACGTCGAGGAACTCGAGGTCGAGGATGAAGAGGTTGAGGAACTCGGGGATGACCCGGATGACTCGGACGATTCGGAATCCTCGGTCGAAGGGTTCACTGCCAAGGCAGTTGCCGCAAAGTTCGGCACCGACCAGCGCACCTTCCGCAAGTTTCTTCGGAAGAAATTCGGCAAGGTAGGTCAAGGGAAGCGGTGGAAGATTTCCCCCGACAACCTCGACGAACTCGAAGCCGAGTTCAAGACTTGGGCAAAGGGCTCCCGCTCCGAGACCAAGAAGAAGCAGGCACCACCCATCGACGACATCGACGACATCGCCGAGCTCGACAATGACGAGCTGGAGGCAATCGAAGAACTCGATGAACTGGAAGACCTGGACTTCGAATGACCGTCGACGATCTGATCGACCAGCTCACAGAAATCCGACGTGCCGGTCAGGGGGCACTGGAAGTCGTCGACGACGAGGACCATCCCTTGATCGACATCGAGGTTTCCCTCGACGAACCCAAGGCTGTAGTGACGAGCTTCGCCAGCTACACCGTGGGGGAATGATCTGCTGGCTAGACACCCAGCAGGGGGCACCGGCATGCCCTGCAAGAGTCGACCAAGCGAAGGGAGAGAAAGTGAAGGAGGTCTTAGGGTACGACCTAAGTACCAGAAGCGAAGTGTATCCCATGCCGGATGATCAATAAGGCCAAGCCATTGGCCTACTCCAGAAAGGCACGGTTAGAGTGCCCTCTAACGCTGGGACAAGGGTAAAGGGTGGGGATGTGTCGCTTGCTTGTGCCACCTCTCCTCACATCCTCAACCCAAATGGTCGGATGGTGGGGAGCGTAGGTTTGACCACTCCCTGCCATCCACTAACATGGCCCGGTCATCATCAGAGTCCCAATGTCTTGCGAGAGACCCGCTGGGGGTGTGGATGAAGGGAACAGGGATTAACCACACCAACTGTGCCATGGCGGAGGTTGAGCGGGGTGGTCTGAGCTGCAGACTGCCCTGCTCCTTTCGTGTGTAAGGAGGTGAGATGACCTGGTATACTCAGAATGAAGTACGGATGTGCCAGGACTGCGGACACGACACCTACATGATGGGTGAGCTATATATGCTTCAGTTCTATCTCTGGGATGACATGCTCGAGAGAACAGGGTGGGCTCACATGCTTTGCATCGGTTGTGTGGAAGAGCGACTAGGTCGTCGACTGGAACGATCTGACTTCATCAACTGTCCTCTCAACTTCGAGTTGCGCTACACTAAACGACAGTCGCTACGTTTGAGGTCTCGCCTGAGAAAAACGCAGGAACAAGGGAGGAACGAGAACGGTGACACGGATAACGAGATTTGATATGATGGAAGTATGATGAATGATGACACCACACAGGGGGTGACGCTGCCTCTCGTATTCGACTTCTCGCATGGGTCCAACAACCCATACACTGTCGAAGCTCGACACCAGCTGATCCCCGCTTGCCCATACTGCGGCGAATTTCGCCCAGTGATCCTCGACGGTTCCGAGTATTACCATTACTTCGTTGCTGGTACTGCTGGGAACATCCAAAATGCCTTCCCCAAGCTCACTCCTGCACAACGCGAGGTGCTGATGACTGGGATTCATCCCCAGTGCTGGGATGCACTCTTCGCTGACGAGGGTGACGCTGCCAATGAGTGACCTTGGCTACGATCCCTGCGATCGCAACAGCTTCCCCTACCAAGCTGACGATCCACCCTTCGGGCCGCACCGACTGGTGCTATCCGAAATCACCATCGACCGAGCCCCTGATCTGGATGCGATCCAAACTCTCGCTGACATGCTCGACTACGATGACGATGGACCTCCCAACTATCGCATGCTTGACATGGCATTGCGAACATTCCTCAACATCGCCAACGATCCTGCCTACGAAGGCATCGATCTCCCCACTATCTTCGCTGCTTGCAGCTACCAAGCGATGGTGTGGGAGCGGGGATGATCGTTACGCTGGATCTGAATGAGGCTGAAGTTGAGGCTCTGCAGATCGCCACAGAAGAGTGGCTCGATACTTGCATTGAGGCTCAGTTCGGAGCTACTGCTGCCCAATCTCTCTTCGACAAGGTGAACCGTGAAACGCGATCGTGACAAAGAAACTGAGGCCGAACGCAGGCGACGGATCGCTATCTTTCTGATGATGAGAGAACGCGAACAAAATCCGTCCAAGCCTCCTCGACGCACGACTCTGCGCCAGGAACACGACCTCTTCAAAGTCCGAGAAGCCAGGAAGGAGCAGCGCAATGGCTAGCCCAATCCCCTGGCACGGGGAACTTCCTGATTGCGACTTCTGCGGTATGGAGATGGGGGTCAAGAGACCTGCTCTATACGACGGCAAAACTAAGTTGGGACCCTGGGCCAATATGTGCGAGGAGCACTTGATCACCGAGGGCTACCCCTTCTCACAAGGTTTGACTAACAAACGATTGATCATCCCAGACGATACAAGGAGGCTGTGATGGCTAAGCGGGGAGACTTCATCCCACCTGTCAGTGACTACGCGCACTGGAACGAGGATGCTCATGCTATGTGGTACCAAGAAAACCGGTACGACATGGAACATTGGGATGAGTATGTGGAAGATCCCGATGAGTTCGATGACTTCGACGAGGACGAGGACGATCCAGAGGATGATGAATGACTCAAGAGCTTAAGCCAGAGTGGGGTTACCTCTTCGGTCGACCCCTGGGTGATGGGTTCTTGGTCGTGATGCCCCTAACCTTCGGTAGAGCTCGTATTGCCGTAGCTGATAGCGACGGGCATCCTTCCGGGGAGTTCTATTGAATGCCCGATCTTCTTGCGGCGGTCGCCGCCTTTCTTAGCTGGCCTGATGTACCTGATGGCTGGACTCGACATCGTACACCTGATGGGGTGTATGAATACCCAGAAGAGGAGAAATCATGGGACAAATAGTCCCCTTCTATGCTGCTGACCAGGGTATCTGTGATACCTTGTGCGACATCATCCGACAGCTCGTTACCCATGAAGGTGAAGATCCCGACACCTTCCTAACCGAGAAGCAGAACGAGATGCTGGGAAGGATTCTGAAGGACTGATGACACGACGCAAGCCACACCAATACCATCAGTGCAAGGGGACCAGGCGACATGACTGGTTCCTCACTGATGTACAACGCGCCTCCAGTTTCGGCACACCGACCTGGCACATGTGCGCCATCTGCTCAACAGTCCGGATCACGATTGTTGACCGACTCGGGGCAGTCGCTGCTCGATACTACAAGTATCCCCGTGACTACCGAGAAATCCAGATCACATCTTCCGACTATCGACTGATGGAGATCCATCAATACCGCTCGCAACAACGACAGAATATCAAGGAGGGCATCAACACATGAAGCTATCCAACGGGGCACGACTAGAGGTCGTCTTCGTCGTCCAGTATACGCAGGGAATGAAGCCTCACGGCATCTGTCTCGCCGAAACCGAGACGGACTGGGTGACCTGGAACATATTCTGGGACGGAGTCACCTCTAACCCTAACCTTCCAAGTTGCGAAGAAGTGTGGGAGTGCGAGGGCGGGCACTATTACCAGAAGGGATCCGATGCTGGAGCTGCTCGCCTACAGGCTGAGAAAGACTTTGGCAAGCGACTCGGCTACATCATCTCGATGGGTGCCTATCAGGGATTGAGAGAGGCCTGCGAACCGTGACTACCCGTCACACACCGAAGAAAGCTGATATCTGGAAGCGAGCGTGGGAAATACACCACGAGCATGGACATCCGGAAGGCTATGATGGGCCTTGTTGGGGACCTACCTTAGAAGAACGTGAACAAGCCAAGAAGGAGTTGAGTTGAGAACCTGGTACATCCACTTCGAGAACGAAGCTCAACGAACATCGACTTACAAGATCGAAGCTCCTACGTTGCAGGAGGCCTTGTTCAAGGGAACTCGTGAGTATTGTGAGAACAATAGTCACTCATACGAGAAGGCTGAGACTCACGTTGCCGAAGTCGGGTTGTGGCAGCCCATCGTCGATTTTGGGAAAGTCCCAAAGTGAAACAGAGCTAAAACGGGGAAAAATTTTGTGAGATATGTCCGAAAAGCCAAACCACGTTTCCAAGTCGGCGACCGGGTCGTCGATTTCCGAGGGAATAGGGCAATGGTTGTTGAAGTCATCAAATCCTCGGACTGGAAGTACAAGTCGCACAGAGTCCAAGTGACTTGGGACAATATCGAACGAGATGACCAAACCGCTTACTACGAGGAGGTATTCGAGCCATGCCCTTGAACTTGCCGTCCATTGAGGCCAGACTCAAGGAAAAGGAAACAAGGCTACGGGACCAATGTGGAGCTGATCCAGAACATGCTGAATTGCTAGCTATGCTAGCTATACATCAGCGGCTCGGAGAGCTTATGATGGTTCTCCTGAGGACACGCTGACCAGTTTACCTTGCGTGATGATGCGATCGCAATGACCAGAATGACCTGAGAGTGTTCCCAAATGATCCGTAAGGACCTCCGAGATGATGCGCTGCGTGATGATCGCATGATCGAACGAGAGATGCCCACGGATCGACGAGCGGCGAAGAGTTGGAACAATGAAGGACTATGGACGGTGATTCAAGTTCGGGGATATGATATGATGGATGCATGATGAACACTGATCCGGAATATGAGGTATTGCGGGAGGTATGGATCATCACCGAGATGCGAGATGGCTGCGTCTACAAGACTGAGTACTCGCATGACGCCTGGGTCCCTATGGGGGTCCACGGGGTCAAGGGTGAATGCGTCTATGCCACCCCCAAAACCTGGACTCCTCCCCGACGAAGGGAGGTGAAATGACCTGCACCCACGAAAATCTCATGCTGCTCGACTCTGCTGACAAGCTGATCCACCGCGCTCAGCTGGTTGCCATGCTCGACCAGAATTTTCCTCAGGTCGACTCAGCTGACGTTGACGAGGTGATCAATTCCGACACCTTCCAATACGCACGATGCCCGGATTGCCGGGAATTCTTCGTGCGACTCGCCGAGGGCTGATGATGACCTCTGATGATGCCGAGTATGGCCGAAAGGTCAGGCTCTATCACAAGGCTTATAATCGAGCTAAGTGGCGAGCGATGCAGGAACTCGCCAATCGACATGCCAATGAGTTCCGGAATATCCTCGAACGACACCTCGAACTCTCCAAAAAGGAGGTGAACGATGAAACGAATTGACGACCGAACCGTCGAACTGACCGAACGAGAGCAATACTTGTCCGAGAAGTTCGATGAAGAACTCGACAAGGGCTACGGCATCCATGAAGCCGTCGACCGCGTCAAGCAAACAACCGATGCCGTCGAATCCATTGGCGGCATGGGCCACACTGACCCCGCATTCTGGGAATACTTGAGGGGCTGACATGGCACTACCGATCATTCCGGAGACCCATCAACAGGGTTTCCTGTCCATCGAAAACCAGGACTTCGTTGACGGGGTCAACCAACTAGACTGCGACGTGGGCATTCAAACCCACGACGACGGGCGAATTTGGATCTGCGTCAACGGAATTGCCTGGATCCGATTTAAGCCGAGGAGGTGAAATGGGAATTCTAGGTTTCACTGGTACTCGTGCTGGAATGACCTACGAACAGAGCGTCAAGGTCACCGGGCTGCTGATCAAAATCCACCCCGGAAATGCTGTCCATGGTGACTGTACTGGGGCTGACAAGGACTTTGATGACATCTGCAAGGGGCTGGGCATCTTCCGGGAAGTATTCCCCGGCAAAGATCGCAACGGTCTATCCCCCAGCCGCGCTTTCTGCGACGCCGAAATCCGACATCCGGTTCTGCCTTATCTTGTCCGGGATCGGATCATCGTCGAGAAGGCGAAACTAGGTCTGATTGCTTGTCCGAAGGGCAAGACTGAGGAACGACGATCGGGCACTTGGACAACAGTCCGCTATGCTCGAAGTATGCTCCGACCGATCTACATCATCTTCCCCGACGGCGAATTCAAACTTGAGGGGCTTCAAAACCGCAATTAGAAAGGGGGTGAGATGCTAGGACCCCAAGTTCACATCGTGGACGGATTTGACAACGAAGTCACACTTATCCGCTACGAACACAATGGAGTGGTGATTGAGATTACCCCAAGATCCAGTTGCCCTCCCACAATCATCCTCACAACTTCTGAGGAAGTGCAGAAGTTCATCGACATGCTAAGTCTCTTCACATAGAAAGGAAGACATGGCCAAAGTAACCGTGTACATGGCGGGAGGTGAATCTTGGGTTTCCGACGGAGACGCGCAGTCATTTTTGTCTGAGAATGGTGAACTTCTCATCGTTGAGACCAAGCATCACTCTTTCCGCTTTCCGATGATGAACGTACTCTACTGGTACATGGACAAGGAAGCTGTTCATCCATCTGCCAAACTGATGGGGCAACTGCATACCGTTGCTCAACATCCGGAAGATCCATTGCCTGAGGTTAAGGAAGATGAGGAGTACGGTGACTGATCTTCCACCGCCGACGGGGAAGCGATACAAGACCGAAGAGCAACGGCGGAATAAGGTGGAGGAAGAAATCACCTACATCGCCGTCACCCACATGACGACAGAAGCCCTGGCCGAACGACTGCGGAAGATGATCTACGATCCGCGAGGCTGGTCCAAGGTCGAGAAGGAAATCACGTGGAACGAAGCTGCTCGACGCCTCGATCTGCTGGAAATCTTCCGTGAATGGCTACATTCCGCCATGACCATCTACAAGAAGTCCAAGATGACCAAGCAGGACCGACAAGACCTGATCGACGTGGTGAGAGTCAGTCTCACCATGATCCGAGACCAGATCAACAACCCACAATTGGGTGTGGAAGTCCTGGAAGAATACCGAGAACTCACAGATAACGAGGAAGCTGCTGAAGAACGAACCTGGGACTAAGAAACCGCAAGGAACTGCGGGACATCTATCCACCCTACGGCGGCTACACTGCCATCTGTGTGGAAGAACCCTCAACATCCGCGTCAAGGACGACAAAGAATCCTGGCCTCTGCATAGGTGCCTAGTAACTCGAAAGCCCGAACCATTCACAACTTCAGTGACAATCTTGGGCCGCTACAGCAAGATGTGGGACGATTGATGAGTTGTTACCAATGTGATGAGCCCGGTGAATACCGAGGCGTGACGGCATGGAATGTCCATGGGCATATCGTGGATGTTCGTACATGTTTGGACCACACCACCTGCACAGAGTGTGGGAAGACGAAAGAGGTCGATCCTATTCTCTGCCGAGTTGCGTGTTTCCTCCATGGATAGGGTTTTTGAGTTGTGGCGCGGTCTCGATGAGTCCTGGAAGTTCATTAGTATACTGGCAGTACTGCTGGTAATGCTAGTCCTCTTAAGCTGGTGGCGAGGGGCCAGGTAACACGCAGAATGAGTCATTTGACACCGCGTATTGAGATGCGATAAGGTATTACTTCGGCTAAAACGATACATGACAAAGAAGGGGTAGCGGTTGGAAGCTGAACAGATACTCAAGATCGTCAGTAAGGCATGGGGTAGGCAGAAGGGTTACTGCTTCTTCCCTACTATTCGGGGGGATTGCAAGGACAAACGAGAACGCATCTTGAGCTACAAGGAAAATAGGGCTTTCTATTGGCCTCGGGATAAGGACAAGATCATCAACCACCTTGACGCCAACCGACACAATGAAGTGTACTGGTGTCCGATGCTCTTCGAAGAGCGGGTACGTCAAACTGAGTTCCAATGCGACGAAAGAGCCCTTTGGGCTGATCTGGATGAAGTGGATCCCCGAGGTATAGTGGATTATCCACCAACAATCGCCTGGGAAACATCCCCCGGCCGGCACCAGGCTCTTTGGCTCATTGCCAGTGGGGATATGTTAGGGGCTTCCTGGCATGGTCGAGAAAACCATCAACTCACCTACTACCTAGGGGCTGACCCCAGCGGTTGGGATACGACGCAACTTCTTCGGCTACCCACTTGGATCAACCACAAACCGGAGTATAGGGGTAAGGATGGAAAGTCACCAACTGGTAAACTCCTTTGGGACGAAGGTCAACAGTATTTCTCAGATAGCTTCGTAGACCTTCCTGAAGTTCCCGGCGGAGCTGGCCCCGTCACTGAGATTCTCGAGGATGAGATTGAACACATCGACCGCCATGCGGTGTGGGCTCGAGTTCGGCTTAAGGTCAGCAGTCGAGTTCGAGAGTTGGTTTCGGCTCGAGTTGCTGCTGGCGATCGTAGCGAAACTCTCTGGCAAATCGAGCGAGACCTGGCTGACGCTGGTTGCACGGCTATGGAAATCGTTGCCATCGTTCGAGCAACAGTCTGGAACAAGTTCGAAGGTAGGTCGGATGAACTCCGACGCTTAACCACGGAGGCCCACAAGGCTGTCATGGCTAGGACACCGGAGGATACGGAGAAACTTCTTGAAGAACTTGAGTCCAGACCAAAGCCTACAAATCTCTTCACTCTTATCCGAAATCTCAAGTCTCCGACTTGGCTCATCCGTGATGTTCTCACCGAGGGGGCTGTAGGGTTCATCGCCGGACAGCCAAAAACTTTCAAGAGTTGGGCCGGCCTGGACATGGCTTTATCGGTGGCTTCAGGTCAACCCTTCCTGGGGTACTTTACAGTGGAACGACCAGGCCCGGTGTTATACGTTCAGGAAGAAGATTCCGCTCCACTCATCAAGGCCCGCGTAGGTAAAGTATGGCCTGCCAAAATAGCCGACAAGTTGGTGAAGGGCACCAATGGGGATATCATCTGGCTACCACCAGTAACCGATGGGGTCAGTGTGGGCGATGGTCTAGATATTGATGCCTACATAGGACAATCGTTCACCATCTCCGACGAATCCTGGCAATCATGGCTTGATGAAGTCTTGGCCGACAAGGCCTCGGGGGATGGTTATCGACTGCTGGTCCTGGATCCACTGATGATGATGGCCGGGGACGTTGAGGAAAACAGGGCTCAGGAAATGACCACCAAGATCTTCGCTCCGCTAAAACAACTTGCACGGAAGCACGGGGTGGCTATCCAACTGATCCACCACCTCAAGAAAACCGATCCAAAGGCAAGCTATCAGCGAGGCGGACAGCTGCTCCTGGGTTCTGTTGCTAACCATGCCTGGGCCGAAGACTCTATGTATTTCCGCTTGGGCAGGGGAGGTACCATAGTTTGCGAGCAAGAATCCAAGAACGCTCCCGTGCCAGGTTTCACCATTGCTGGAATCAACGGGCGCCGATATCGCTCCTGGGCTCCGCAAGTCACGATCAGACCTGATGATGCGAGCGATGGGGGCGGAAGCCATACGGATCACCAGGGACAGCCCTCAGGCAATGGAAACTCATCGACGCGACGCAAATCGACGAATGGGAAACGCGGACGCCCCATAGGCGAATATAGCCAGGCCTACCGCTATCTGACGGTGAACGATGAATGGGTCTCTGCCGCCACAATCGCTCAGGCTACCGGGCTCCAACCAGGTTCCGTTCACGCCCAACTCAACAGACTCGTCGAAGCTAATCTCGTCCAAAAACGGGATCACAAATACCACGCAACTAAGAACGCCGAGGATTCGACATGACTGGTCATGTTCTTGTAACCACGTACAGACTGAACCCGATTTCGAGTTCAAGACAACCCCAGTGCATCGCACTTGGTTGAGCGCATAAAGTCAGTTCATGTTATTTGGGTATATCGCCCCATAAGGGGCGATACCCATAAATGACTGAAATGGCTCGATGCACTTAATCAAACTCTAGTTAAAACGAAGAAACAACACACTTGGAAGTGGGTTAACACTCTTGGATAATGAGCTAACACTCCTCGATGCTAGGCTACGGGAATTAAGTAAGGCTAGTGAGAGACATGCAACACTCCTGGAAGAGGTCCGCCGACTTGAGCGAGGAGGGGGAAGGGGAAACTCGGGGGGTCAGGTGGGCCAGGTGGGCCAGGTGGTGGGGTTCTTTGCTGGACGTCGATCCATGGCACGGGAATTGCTGGAATCAGGGGGACTTGCGGAAGGGAGAATGGGACTTGAGATTCTCTTTCTGCTGCCGGACGAATTTGTGGAGTTCTACTCTATGCTATTCCACAGGGCATTGAAGGCCGATGCTGGTATGGGTGGGGGATCAGGGGGTGGTAAGGCCGGAATAGAAAAGGCGAAGGGACGCACGGGCATGGCATCTGAGCATGACCTGCGGGGTAGAGCAGGGACACGAGGTCCGCAATCATCAGGGTCCGGAAAGAAGTATAAGACTCTAGGCTTGATAGTGGGAAGCGAGCGTATGCTTGAGATTAAGTCTAGAATGGATCAGGAACTTTTGAGTCTAGTTAGGGACGCTCGGCTTAGGGTGGCGAAACTGGATGCTGAGCGGAATGGCGAAGAGCCTCGAATGCCCACAAAAGCCATAAGGTGTGGGGGGTGTAAAGGGTTCGTGAGTCGAAACTGGCGATTTTGTTCGATGTGCGGCAAGGCTTTGACTAGGTAATTGCGAGGAATGAATGAGACGAGCAAAGGACTATGGACGGTGACAAAAGTACACGGGTTTGATATAATTGGGTATGATGATCAATCAACCAAAACCCAACCCCAATCAAAGCCCCGAGGAATTGGATCTCTCGCGAGCTGCGCTCAAACGAATCCAGAAAATCCTCGCTTACGACCCGCATCTCACCGACGACGATTCCATGGTGATCTGCTCCAACGACATCGCCGACGACGCGCAAGGCTTCATCCGCGACTACCTCGACATGCCTGAGGCTGACATCTCAGACGAATTCGCACGGGGCTACCGCGAACATTTGCCGCGTGACTTTGCCCAACGCATTCTCGATGATCTGAAACTGATCTGGGACTGCGAATTCTACCGCGATGAACTCTCACAAATCGCCATGAGCCTCTCGCTCTGCCCGATGCACTTTGGCGATTGGGCTTCTTGCTTCGATGACCAAGTCGACGAATGCTCGCAAATCCGCGCCATCTTCCCCTACGGTCACGATACCTGATCTTGGCTGAGGGAAACTGAGCTGACGAAAGGATCTGACATGACCAATACCATGAAAACACCCCACGCTGCGACATACGGGGGCTTCTATGAGGCCCTCGCATGGACGCAAGGAACGAACGGCCCGACGAAGGTGAACATTCCCGATGAACTTTGGGACCCTGCTACTGGGGAAAACGGGGACTTCTTCCGCTTTGACCTGGTCGACTTCTTCACGATCGTTGCTGACTTCGACGACCAAGGGATTCACTACTTTGAATTCCTGGACGAAACGCTTGATCGCTGGCCTGACATCCATGTTACATCCTTGAAGATCTATTGCACCGAGGATGATCATGGAGTCCCCGACGATGATGCTCTGACATCACATGGCTGGCTCGCTCTACACATGATGAACAAACAAGAAGGGAAACTGACGTGACTTACTCACGACATATGCGACGAGGGGGACGGGTGGTGACTGCAAGACTGCCCGGTTCGCCGGGGTCTTTGACCGTCCATCTCGTTCCTGACGAGGCATGCCCACGATGCGGGGCTAGCTGGGGGAATCTTGACCCCGACCTTGACTTCCCCAACCGTCCGAAGGTGACTGACGACATGGGCGAACATTGGAAGTGCTACAACCCCAACTGCACTGCTGCCTTTTACATCCCGGGGTACGGGGTAACTGAGAACAAGCTTTCTCCCGAAGCTGAGGAGGAAATGAGGGCTCGAATCTCCGCTGACATGGACGCGATGATGGCTGGGAAGGTCTGGATCACGAAACTGTTGCCAGCAACAGACTCCGACGACGGGCCGGGGATGTCCACCTCCATGATGATCCCCGAGGGCGACGAGGTGCCTGAAGGCTGGAAGTTGCTAAGCGCTAAAGCGATTAGCTCGGGGCCGGCTGACTGATGGCTTCTATGGAAATCTACGAGATTGCCTCCGAGATTCTCAACCACATTGAGATGACGAGGGCTGAGGGAGCTCCATTGCTTCGGGACCCTGAGTATCAGGGACCTTGTTCTGCTGTCAACCCGGCAGCTATCGAGGACATTGCGACGACGATGCTCGACATCTTCGCTAACGTGATCGCTACGATCATTGACGCCGGATCTGAACGGGACGCGGTGAACGAGAACTTCCAGTTGCTCGACATGCTGAAAACCGAACTCTCTTGCTGGACTGCTCAAGGCTAGTAGTATGTTCGGGAATATACTATGACGACACTTTTCACCAGCATGCTGCACCCGTTCCGCTATATGCGGCTGTTTTGCTTGGCAGTGACGGGGAGACCGTTACCTCCGAAGTACGTGAGGAAGCTTGAGCGAAAGGCTCGCAGGCAAGGTGTGGAAGTCGATAAGCTTTGGGATCGAGTAGAGGGAATTGGGTCCTCAGATTCTGCTTGGGACGAGGAATACGAACGATACGATGGTAGTCTGGAGCTGAACGACGAGGACTATATTTGAGTATGTTCTGGAACATACGGGGGTGATGCCGGGGCTTTTGTAAAGCTCCTGGATATGCCAACACTCTTGAATGGCTATGAGAGTGAGGGTGATGCCCAAATGACCTGAGAGCTGTCTTATTGAGTCCGTGCGATTCTGAATGAGGGTCATCGGGTGATTGAGAGGGTGATTGCTGGGGGAGACGTAGGGAATTTGGGAAGGTGAAGGTGGGGATGATGGTCCGGGGGAGTGGGATTTAGTTGGGATTTGGGGTATAGGTAGTTTCTGGAGTTTGGTGGATGGAAAAGTGAAGGTAGCGGGAACAGGTGTTCGGGAAACCGGGTGTTTGGGGCATGTCCGCAAACTAAGGGTGAAGTTCTGTTTTCCGAAGTTACCGTGTCTAGAACACTGTTTCGCCATTTACGGGACAAAAAGAGTCCAAAAACGCTCTCACGTACCACTTGAGCCTTGTCCGGGTATAGGACTAGAATGACTTTGGAAACACAAACTCACCGATACTTGGCTGCTCGGCGTATTCGTCTACCAGGAGGCTACTTTGCTGCCACCATACGTCTCAATGAGACCGTTACAAATGCCCCGGCAGGTCTCATTGAGACCGGAGGTCTTCCACGATGCAGCCGTGAGGCCGCCCCGAGGGGATTTGGGTAGATTATAGGCGGTTGTCGGGTTTCCACCTCAGGAAGATGGTTTGGCCTGAGGAGTAGCGCACCCGTTTGCGGTGGCCGAGGTTGTCAATCTCAGCCAGGATCAGGTATTGCTCGAGCGTGTTGTTCTCGAGCACCTTCCAGGTGGTCTCCCAGGCGACCAGGATCGACCCTGGCCGGACTGAGAAGCAGTTTTGTTTGGGCATCAGTAGTCCTCGCCCCAGGTGTGGTAGCTGAGCTCGTCGCCAGTCAGATCGTCGATGTCCTCGTCGTACTCGGAAGGATTGATCCTCGTACGGAGATCGTCGCGTAGGCGTTGGCCGAAGCAGTTGTAGTTCGCGTCGCAGCCTGAGCAGCGAAGGTCACCTTGGCCTCGGTAACGGCGGATCAAGGTACCGCAGCGATCGCAGTTTCCTTGGACATCAGCTTGATCGGATGTCGCCGGGTTGTTGGTCATCTTCATGTTAGAGGCCGTGCCTTCCGAGATAGTCCATGTCGTCCTGGATGTCAGCTTCATGGATGTCGCAGCCGGCGTCGAGCATGTAGTCGAGGGCATCGTTGTCCCCGGCCAGTCGGGCTCGGATCACATCCATTCGGGTGAAGTGGGAGCATGGATCGGGCATCGAGAGATGCTGGGATGGGGTATTCGGTGTGGGGTTTTGATTCATCATACCCCCATCATATCAAAGCTCGCATGCTTTGTCACTGTCTCTGGTCCGCTAACAGTCTCATTGAGACCGGGGATGTGCCTGAGGCTCACCGAAGCTCTGGGTACACTCCTGGACAAGAGGAGGTCTCAAGACAGTGACATCGTTTACGAGCTTTGATATGATGGTTATATGATCAACGACGACACCTCATACCGAAAGGGGGGAAAACCATCATGACCAAGAACGCAGTTACGCCGGTCGCCGACGAGGCGACTGAGGCCGACACCGAGGTCACCGAAGCTGAGGAAATCACTTTCTCGGCCAAGGACCTCGCCACGGCCGCCGGCACTGATTCCAAGTCATTCCGACGCTGGCTCCGCGATTACACCGGGGAACGGGCGAACGAGAATGGCCGCTGGGTCTTCAGTCCGGCACGCGCTGACGAGCTGCTCGACGCCTACGCCAAGCGCAACGACGCGCCGGCCGACGACGACGCCGTCACCGAACTTGCCGAGTCCGAGTGACTCGATGACGGGAGCCCTAGGTCTAGAACGCCTAGGGCTTTTCCGTTCTACGCAATCTCACTGGAACTCGACAAGAACCATGAGTCTCATTGAGACCGGTGGTTCAGCACATTGCGGCGGGTCTCAATGAGACCGAGAGTCTCGCTGAGACTCATTGAGACCGTGGCTTGAGGTTTATTGGAGGAACATTGGAGGACTCGGGACGGTGACAGAGGTCTCGAGATATGATAAAATGGGTATATGATGCAACTCCGAACCAATCAAGGGTCGAAAGGAGACTCCGATGACACTCGCGATCAACTCGCAAGCTGAGCAACATCACTTGAGCTTTATCGCTCAATACTCAAACGGTGCTGAAGCTTTTCTCGCGATCAACCGGCTAAATCCCAACTCGGGCTTTACCTGCGAACACGACTATCAAACCGAGGCATATCTCAACTCAATCCTATCGCCAGGCGACGATGGCACGATTCTCGTTGACGCTGATGCTGAACCTCACGATGGCTCCGAATTGCTATGCCCGGAACCAGCTTGGTGCTTGCTCACAATCGCTGATGCGCCTGAGCTATTGAACGAACCCGATACCTACCGCTTTTGCGCCAAGCACGCAATGCCAACCGTTGCTAGCTTCATACTAGCTGAACTTCACGATTAATCCGGGGTGATGCCCTGAACTTTGATGGGGCTCGGAGGGTGTGGTCTCATTGAGACTGGGGCTTAGGTAGAGTTTCTGGTAGGGTTCTGAGGTGGTTTCTTACGGTCTCATTGAGACTGACGATGAGGTGGCGAAAAAGCCCCCGGTGTGGGGGCCTTGATCGGTAGGTGGATCAGCGGAATTCGGGTTTCAGGGCGGGGTTGATGACCGGAACGAAGCGGTAAGTAACCGCAGCTTCGAGGCGGTAACCCGGATGAGGTAGGGCGTTGAGTTGAAGTTCAGCGTTTTCCAGGTGAAGTGCGAGGGCGCGCTGGCGTTTTGCAACGTTTGGGAACTGTTCGCGTTCGGCTCGATCAGCCTCGCAGCGTAAAGCTACGATAACGTCAACGAGATGTACGTGAACCTCGTATTGGGGTGAGGTGTTGATCATACCTCCATTATATCAAGGCTCATGTGCCTTGTCACCGTCCGTGGACCTTACACTGTCCTGGGCTAGTCTCATTGAGACCGGGAGTAGCCCTAGGCTTGCCGAGGCTGTTGGTACACTCCAGGATATCGGGAGGCTTCCGGACGGTGACATTGTCGCTGAGCCCTGATATAATGGGGGTATGATCAAAACACTAACCGCGATCGCGATTTCGGGGCTTGCGTCTTTTTGCACCCCCGCTGATCCGACGCTTTCAGCCAACACACCCGGAAAGCCACCTTGCCAAAACGAGGTGATTCTCCTCGACTCCATCCATGACGAGACTGACTGCGACGTTTCCCCACCGCAAACGCTTGCAGCTCACATCGACGATTCTCCCGATGCTTGGGCCGAATGCGCCGACGCCGGGGGCCAGGTTCTCCATGATCGACACGATGACCATTTCATCTGCATAAACATGGACTACTGACGCCGCGCCCTCGCCTTCCGGCTCATGCCGGGGGGCGGGGGAGACGGGTATAGGACACAGGCGCTTTTTCCAAACCGATCTCGCCGAAGCCGGCTGCTCGGGTCAGGTCGGTCTCATTGAGACCGGAGCTGAAGTCGAGTTACTGGTTCTGGTAGAGTTCGCGTGAGGGTCATGCGGCGGTCTCATTGAGACCGGTAAGGACACAGGGGACTTTTGCCAACCTAAACTCGATGAGACTCGCCGAGTCTCGATGAGACCGGGGGGCGGGGGTCGGGCAGGCGGGGGCGCGTGGGCAGGGGCGAGTTTCGGCAGGCGCAGGCGGGGATCGTTGCGGGCGCAATGGTTGCGGCGGGCAAGGGTCGAGTGCGGGCGGGATCGGGCGCGTCGGCAGCGGGGGGGTCGCGACACGCGACCACGCCCCGCCCGAATTCAATTGCGAAATTAAATTAATTTAATTCGGGGGGCCATTTCTGACCCCCCGAATTCATCACGCCTTTTTCAGCGTGGCGGTGACGACCCGACGATTACCGTTTCGGTCGGCGAGACGCTTGATAAGCGCTGCCTCGAATTCGGAACCGACTTCGATCGCCCATCGGGAACCGCTGCCCGGCTGATCAGCCTTATCGGTGATCGACCGCATTGCGTCCCGGACCGTTTTCGGCGAATAGCCGTGCTTATCACCGAATTCGGTTGGAGTGATTGACTTTGACATTTTGTTTCACCTCATTTCGTGTCGCTTGCTTGTAATGACCATTAAACAGGAAAGGTGATCGAAAGTCAACCTATGGACGAATAAAATTCGATTCTGCCCATAATGAATTCCGATTGCGATTGATCGCAAATAATGATTAAAGCCGGCGGGTGCGAGCTCGAATTCGGGCCGGCGCCGAAATTCATCGCGTGCCTACTTCCCCCACACCCTTCCTTCCTCCCCACGAAGTAGAACCATGCATGAACCCCGCCCGTCCCAAATCCATCCGAGACAAAATCCAAGCAACCAACAGCAAGTATATAGCCAACTAACCCAGAAAAAGCCAATCTCGTCCCATTCCAGCTCTCCAGATATCCCATTCCCGTGCCATAGAACGGTGGATGCGAGAACAAAGAGTTGACAGGTCTCATCGAGTCCGATAGAATTCCTCTATGGAACCCGATACAGAACTTCCCTGGCTTCTAGACCTGTTCTGCGGAGCGGGCGGAGCAACTCGTGGTTACCAACTAGCCGGCTTCAGGGTCTTTGGGGTAGATATTGAGCCTCAACCCTACTACGTAGGGGACGCATTCTACCAGGGGGATGCCTTAGAAGTTCTCCGCGCCAACACCCGCCTCAATCTCAATAAGTTCTCTGCTATCCATGCGTCCCCACCATGCCAAGGATACTCCGTAGCAGGCAACTTCAGTTCTAACGGGGTCAATCTCACCAAACGACACACCAAGTCGTTAGCCGGTCCGTCTAAGCGCCACCCCAAGCTGATCCAAACCACCAGGTTCCTGTTAAACACAGTCTACATCCATACCGGTAACCCAACCCCCTGGATCATTGAGAATGTAAATGGGGCTCCATTAGACCCTGACCACACTATTCGGCTGTGTGGGACTAGCTTCGGGCTTCCTCTGATCCGCCACCGGTTCTTCGAGTCCAACATACCGCTACTCGCCCTAGAGTGTGGGAATCATGAGGGTGCCATCTACAACCCCGTAGGTCATGCCTACATCAACACTCACCTTCGGGACATTCTTCTCACTCAGGCCGATAGGGCGAACTGGGCATCCCGTTGTCGGGAGGCGATGGGAATTGATTGGATGTCGAGAAACGAGTTATCGCAGGCAATTCCACCAGCTTACACGGAACTCATCGGCAACCAGTTGATGTCGTACCTTACCCACCCTAGTCAATGGAGCTCACGTCATGCCTAGGATTCCGGAATCCAAATCTACGACGGACTTCGTGGTTATTGCGTTTGTGATTATCATTGGGTTCATGCTCTTGGCTTTCACTGTAGCTACGATCATTGCTGGTATCCAAGGACACGATGTCAAGGCATACGTGGCTACATTGACGGACATAATCACCACGATCATCGGGGCTTTGATCGGGTTTATTGCTGGTAAGGGACAAGGTCAGGCGGAAGTTCGACGGGAATATGAGATCACTGGTGAAGTTCCAGTGCAATCCAACGAAATCCCAGTAGTCGCTCATACTCAAACGGAGGAGCATCATGAAACCTAAACAGGGATTTATAGCTGTTCTCTTAATCCTCAGCGTGATCGGCTTGGGTGTGGTATCGGGGCTAATGTCTAATGCGGCAGAGGTAGATATTACCGTAGATACTACCGTTCCCGTAGTCCAGCCCAACGCTAGCATTGAACCTCAAGCTACAATTGTCGGACCTCAGGGTCCCATTGGGCCTCAGGGCGAACAGGGACCTGCGGGTCCGAAAGGAGAACAGGGTGAACCTGGCATACAAGGTCCTAGTGGGCCTTCTGGTGTGGATGGGGCTAGCGGTGCTAGTGGGCCTCCTGGTGGGACGGGTCCTCCGGGACCGGCGGGAGCAACTGGAGTTCCAGGCCCCCAGGGAATTCCAGGCCCTAGTGGTCCACCAGGCTCCATCGGTGAGACGGGACCCATCGGACCTAGCGGACCACAAGGACCTGCCGGACCAGCAGGGATTCCCGGATTACCCGGGCCAAATTGCCCCGTAGGGTGGCATTTGGAGGAGATTTCAGTCCACCAAAGAGCTCCAAATGACCAGGACTTGTTGATAACGGTGTGCGTAGCAGATATCCAGTCCAACGCCAGCGTTAGACAACCAATGCCAGCGTTAGACAGCCATAAGGAGGATATATGGCTAAATTAACCGCCCGCAGACGCAAACGACTGAAGAAATCCACTTTTGGGCTTCCAGGCTCGAGAAAGTATCCGATGCCGGATCGTTCTCATGCTGCCAATGCTAAGGCACGGGCTCGACAGCAGTTGAACAAGGGCAAACTGTCTAGATCTAGCTATAACAAGATCGTCGCCAAGGCAAACAGGAAGCTTGGTAAGGGAAAGAAGCGCAAAAAGCGGCGTGGAACAAGACGCAGACGGTAAAGTATGCGAGGGGGATCCCTTTTGTGACTTTGAGATGGGGTTTTGGGAAGAAGTGCTGGTAGTTTGGTACGACTTCAAAGCCTTAATCCGAAATCTGACCTATGACCAGCAAAGAGTCATCTTTTGGTTCTTTATAGTGATCTTGGTCTTGATGGTCCTCGGTAGACGAGTCAGGTAATTCCAGCGTGCCAGCTACGAAATTTGTTCTAGACTCTGTCGAACTTCTTGTCAAAAACGCCGCCCGTGGCTCCTTGACTTTGACTGATGGGATTGATAGACTGGAATAAGGTGCTTCACGAGTCTCTTGAAGGGAATTCTGGTGGCTATAAGCCCTCGAGCCATTCAACTGAAGGAAAACGGTCAGCGTGTCCCGGATGTTCTGGAGACTCAAACTGCGACGACCTTGGTGTGGGACTTCCGTAAGGATGACGGACTCCCTGATCCGGATTATAGCGGCACGAAGGAACCGATGAATCGGGGATCGCGTGGTGGAGTGATTGGACGACCGGTTGCTACTAGCTACGCGAGCGAACACAACAAGCAGAAGCAGATTCGCCAACGGGCTCGACGCAAGTTGAGGAAACTGTCCCAGGAAGAGCAGGAGTCGCTTTGGGGCAAGGACGTGAGCAAATGGGACATGGAGGAGCTGGCACGAGGCCGTCCTCGGAACAAACGGGGGGATTTCAGCGGTCCTGCGCCGGGGTTCATCTCCAGACAACTGCATGAGGAGATTATCTCTCGGTTCGAGCAGATCGTTCGCCAGGAGATGAATGGCCACACCGTCGATGCGCTGAAGGTGATTGGGCAGGTGCTGAATGACACCAAGACCGACCATAAAGGTAGGCCTTTGGTGCCAGCAAGCACGAAGGTGGATGCGGCGAAGTTCTTGATCGAACACATCATCGGGAAGCCGAAGCAGCGGGTGGAGTCGGATATCTCGGTCAAGTTGCAGGGGATTTTGGGTCATGCCATCGTCAACCCGACGGCTGATGGCGGTTATGCCCTGGCTAGCAACTACGCAGCGCTACCCGCCTATGAGGAGGATGAAACTGATGTCTGATTTCGCCACGAACCCATGCAGGGTCTGCGGCAAGGAGAAGTCGGAGCATACTCCCGGCAAGATCATCCACTTGTTCGTGGGTCAGAACGATCAAGCCGCGCTTTCCGTGAATGAAGGGTCGTCATCGCCCGATGCGACGCTGGGGAAGCCGCAGGGATTGATTGGGACGCTTCCCACTGATCCGGTATTGCGAATGGCGCTGATTCGCAAGGGCGTTCTCCAGGTCAGTGACTTGGATGAAATTGAGGCCGAATTGAGGGTGACGGGTGTTTCCGTCCATCAGCCCGGCCCTCATAACGGATGAGGTTGTTGACCAGGTTCTCCGTCTCGGTGAAGCAGCACAGCCGATCGAGGCATGCGGGGTTCTTACCCCTGACTCCGCGGTGGTACAATTGCCGAATGTATCACCTAAGCCCCAGGATTCTTTCTGGATCGACAGTGAGGACCTGGTCAACGCCTTGCTTGAGTACGCGGTAAAAGCGGATATCGACGATCTGTCTCTTCTGAGAAGGGACTGGTTCACCATCTGGCACACCCATCCGGGGGGTGTGGTAGGGCCATCACGAGGCGACATCCGAAACAAGATCGAGGGGTTCCAGTATCTGGTGGTTACCTTGCCGGATGGTCCCGCCACTCTTTTCTAGGGAGCTGACATGGCAAGTCTTAATGCCACCCCCGCCAGCATGGATCTGGGGTTGTACTCTGGCGATGGGGTGACGATTGCGTTCACGTTCGTCGACAAGGAAACCAGCGAGGCGTGGCCAACCACTGGTGCGTGGGCGGCTCATATTCGTGCTACGGATAGTTCGGATGACTTGTTGGCCGAGTTCACCGTGGTCAATGATGAAACGGGTGGTGTAGTGACCATTAGTTTGACGGGTGAGCAAGTGAGTGGATTGGGATCGAATGCGGTTTGGGACTTGCAGCAGACGCCGGCTGCTGGTGAACCTCGGACATGGTATCGGGGTAATATCAAAGTCACGAAAGATGTGACTCGTGAGTGATATCCAAGTTACAACCACGGTTGTTGACCTGGACAACATTGTTGTTGAAGCTCGGGTTACGCAGCCGATGACGGTTGTTGGTGTTCGGTTGACGGAACCGACGACGATCGTTGTCGCTGAGGTCGTTGCGCCGGATGAGATTCAAGTTCGTGCTCATGTTGAGCAACCGCTGGTGATAACCACGGAGATGGTTGCTGGGGCACCAGGTCCCCCCGGCCCGCCAGGCCCATCAGGTGGTGAACCTGGTCCTGAGGGTCCACAAGGTGATCCTGGTCCGATGGGTCCTGCTGGTGAAGATGGTGTCGATGGAGCTCCAGGGCCTGCTGGTGCTGATGGTGCTATTGGCCCACAAGGACCTCAGGGTCCACAAGGTCCACAAGGCGATACCGGGCTATCGGGAGAAGATGGTGTCGATGGCGCTCCCGGCGCAACCGGCCCTCCAGGTCCCGGTGTGGCGGTAGGCGGCACTACTGACCAGGTGCTCGCCAAGAACTCGGGTACTGACTTTGACACGAAGTGGGTCAATCCGGCTGCCGGCGGTGGTGGCTCCGAGGTGGAGATCAGCACTACCGATCCGATCGGGACCAACCCGACCGCCGAGTTGTGGTACGACTCTGACGCCTCAGACGCGATCGGAGGCCCGGAGGGGCCGATGGGTATGTGGCGCAAGTCCGGCGACCAGAACCTCACCTCGCCGGGCATCAACACTGTGCTCGGTCCGATGGGGACGATCACCCACATCGCCGGGAGGCGCTACAAGTTCACCATTGAGATACTGGTCTCATCGACCACCACCAACGACCTGGTCGCCGTCTACCTCCGCAACGTCGGGGACGGACTCACCTACAGGCGGTGGCTGATCGGCCCGCTCGGCAACCTGTTTGGAACGTTCGTCATGCACTACATCAACGAGGCTTCGATCTCCGGGGCGCAGACCTGGCGAGTTGACGCCGAGCGCTCATCGGGGTCCGGCACGATCACGATGTACGGCTCCGGTATCACGCCCCACGCGACCCCGGCCAGCGCACCTCGCTGGTCGTGGATCATGGTCGAAGACGCTGGAGCGCTCTGATGGGTGTCCTTTACGCCCGAGTCGGTGGGGCATGGGTTCCCATCTCGTCCAGCAACGCTTCGGTCGTTGCTGAGCAGGCCGCTCGCATCGCCGCCGACAACACACTGCAGGCGCAGTTCGGCAGCATCCTCGCCACCCAGACGGCGACCGGTGCCCTGCAGAACGTTGGCACGGGTGGCACGTTGCTGACCGGCCTGGCGGTCACCTTCACCGCTGTCGCTGGTGCTCGCTACGTCGTGCTCGGTCAAGTCACCTTCCGCCAACGCACTACGAGCGGACTCGTTCGCCTGGCGATTCTGTCATCCGTGCCGGTGGCGACGATCGGCGGTGCCCGAGTGAGCATGGGTGCCGAGGAGTACGGCTTCCTCATAGCGATGTCCAAGGTCCAGACGCCAGGCGCAGTGAGCGTCACCTATTCGCTGCAGGGCTACACGTCTGGTGGCACCGTCGATTACGGCGGGACCGGCGAGGGCATGGACAACCTGATCCAGGTCTTCCGAGTCTGATGAAAGGGGCGTAATGGGACTTTCAATGGAAGTTCTTCAGTTGAAGATCGCCCGAGGGTTCAAGCTGACGGTCGAGGAATTGAACTTCATGGAGAAGGCCACCGATGAGAGGGGTGTGGTCAGTTTACGGAGATGGACGGGGTGGAAAGAATCCCCTGACTCTGAGATTGACTTTGAGCCGGATCCGCCTCCTGTTCAACCTCTCATCCCCTCGGGCGGGGAATTCTCGGGCTAGGGGGATGACTTCGTGCCAGTAACAGCTCCAGGGATCGAAGGTGGTGTCCTGAGAAAGGACAAATACTTCGAAGCTACTGATTACGAGCCACACAATGGTCAGAAGGTGGTTCACTACGATCAACATCGTCATCGGGTGCTATCGAACGGACGACGGTGGGGTAAGACACTTCTTGGCGGTAAGGAGATGGAACCAGCCGCGTTTTGTCTCAATCGCTTCGGTGAACCTCAGCGAGGCTGGGTCATTGGTCCGAACTACATAGACTGCGAGAAGGAGTTTCGCGTAGTCTATGATACCTTCAAGAAGCTAGGCATTGACACTGTCTCGAGCAAGTTCTTGAAGAATACTGAGAACGGCAGTATGCACATCGTGACAAACTGGGGCTTTGACCTAGAATGTCGCTCAGCTCAGAAACCTGAAACCTTGGTTGGTGAAGGTCTTGACTTCGTAGTGCTAGCTGAGGCGGGACGCCTCCCTCGTAAGACATTTACGGAGTATGTACGACCTGCTCTTTCCGACAAGCGAGGGTGGTCACTTGCTACAGGAGTGCCTGAGTTGGCTGTCGATACCAATCTGTTGTTCTGGGGATTCAAACGGGGGCTGGAGCATGAGAATAAGCCGTGGCGATCATGGCGCATGCCCAGTTGGACCAACCATGTGATCTTCCCTGGGGGCAGGCGGGATCCGGAAATCCTGGAGGCTGAGGACGACCTGACTGAGGATGAGTTTCGCCGCCAGTATGGTGGGGAATTTGTCGATCGTGTTGGGCGAGTGATGAAGGAATGGGATGACGATGTTCATCTCAAGCGGATCAAGTACAACCCTGATTGGCCTCTGTACGCAGCGGTCGATTACGGTTTTACTAACTGGTGGGTGTGGCTTTGGATTCAGGTAGATCCATTCGACAATGTATACGTGCTGGGCGAGCACTATATCATGGAGATGGATACTGAGCGCATCGCCAAGGAGATTCTGAAGGATCATCCCTGGCGGAAGAAGTGCTTGGCTTTCTACCCCGATCCACATAACCCGGATGACTCAAACATCCTCAGTCGACATCTGGGTATTCCACACATGAAGAATACTGGTGGTGAGATAACCACTAGAAACGCCATGATTCGGACGCGGTTGAAGCCCCGACCAGAGCATGCGCCGGTTGAAGAACAACAGGCTCAGATCGTTGTTGACAAGGATCGCTGCACTCACCTAGCATGGGAGATGCGAGAAGGGTACCGGTGGCCTGAGACGAAGTCTGAGGCAAGAAACTCATCCGAAGTCCCGATGGACAAGGATAACCATGGGCCTGAGGCCCTAAGTCGTTTCATTTACGGTTACTTCAGCATAGCAGGGAATGATGTGCCGAATTTCCGTCAGAGCAGAGCTAAGACGAGGCGATAATGGCACTGGCCGATGTAACACCCTACAGCACGTTGGGAGATGAGTATACCAAGGAATTGCCGCAGTGGGTTCCAGGTGAGCAGGATCGAGAGAGGCTCAATGCCTACACGGTTTACGAGGCAATGTATTGGTCGGTCGAGGAGGCTTTCGAGCTGATTCGTCGTGATGAGGATGGACCTGACCTCTACATCCCGAAGCCAAAGATCATCGTTGATACCACTGCCCATTACCTGCTCAAGGGGATGAAGGTCAAGCCGGCTGATCCTGAGAAGAATGGGGAGCTGGACCTGTTCTTGAGCAACTTTGTTAAGAGGGAACGGTTCTACAGTCGATTCCAGGTTGCCAAGCTTTCCGGGGTTACTCGAGGGGACTTTGTCTTCCACATCACCGCTGATCCGCTCAAGGAGGAAGGGAAGCGAATCTCCCTGACTTCCGTAGACCCAGCCCTGTACTTTCCCGAGTTTGACGCGGATGACATGGAAGTACGGACTGGGGCAAAGTTAGTGGAGCCGGGGGTTCACCCTGATGACCCCAGTAAGATGGCAGTGAGGGTGTTGAGGTACTGGTTCGAGATTGACCCAGTCACCAAGGTGAAGACTTCTCCCTTTGTGTGGAGGCAGGAGGACATCTGGGAGACTGACAACTGGAGTGATCCGAAGAAGGCCAAAAAGGTTCGTTCGGTCATTCCACCTAGTCCCCTGCCCTCGAACATCACAACGATCCCTCTGTACCACTTCAAGAATGCTGAGTGGCAGGGTTACGACTTCGGAAACTCGGAGCTGAAGGGCTATGAGCGCATCTTCAAGGGTATCAACCAAGCCATGTCGGATACTGAGATCTCACTGGCTTTGGTTGGGCTTGGTGTGTACGCTACTGATGCTGGTCGTCCAAAGGACTCGCAAGGTCGAGAGACCGATTGGGAGGTCGTACCAGGAACTGTCTGGGAGATGCCAGGCGCCACGATGGTTAAGAGACTCGAGGGAATCACCACCGTCACCCCTGTTATTGACTTCATCACCTACCTCGGGGACTCTGTTCTCGAGGGGTCGGGCACGACGGATGTCGCCTTGGGGCGAGTTGATGCCCAGGTTGCAGAGTCAGGAATTGCCCTAGCACTGAAGTTCATGCCCACGTTGGCCAAGATCGAGTACCGTGACACTGCCGGGGTAGAAATCCTGCAGCAACTTTGGTATGACTGGAAGTTCTGGGTTCTGGAATATGAGAATCAGAACTGGACTGAGACCGAGTTGCTGATCACGCTGGCCGAGAAGTTGCCAGTTAACCGAGAGAAGTTGTTCTTGGAGTTGAACAACATGCTTGACCGTAAGGTCATCTCTCGTGAATACTACCGTCAGCAAGTGGAAGTTCGACTCGACTACGTCTTCCCTGAGAACATCCAGGATCAGATCATCGAAGAAGAGGTTGCTATGGCGGTTGCGATGTTGGAAACTCAGCAACAGTTTGCTTCGGAGGAAGATGATACTGACCACGAAGGACCTGGCGGACGTACCGTCGGGGCGGGGGACACGAAGGAACAAGCGGCGAAGAACAAGTCGAACAACAGGGGGAAGGTCAACGAAAGTAAGGGGACTGAGGTCCCGTCGAAAGCGTAAGAGGAGAAAAAGATGAGTGATGTACCAAATCCAGACCGTGTACCGGGAGATACGGTGGAGCCTGACGTAGCTCCCCCGCAGGTCCCTGGCCCCAGTGTTCCGCCTCCGGCGGAGCCCGATCCTGATCTTCCGCATCCGGACGAACCAGCTCCCGACGACGACGAGTAGTGTCGTTTCGGCTCAAGAAGAAGAGGAAGAAGCAATGCAGCGATTTTGGATGGCTGTAACATTAGCTATCATAGTTGTTGTGATCTTGCTTCTGATCGGAATGTTAGTGAATTGAGCGAGAGGCTCAGAAAGGAAACGCGAGATGCGTAAGGACTTGCCACTCTTGTTGCAGAACCTCCGAATTCGGGGCTTCGAGACGGATGACTCTGAGGACAAAGACGAGGAGTCTGAGGACAAAGATGAATCCGAGGATGAAGACGAGGAGAAGGAAGACAAGGACAAGCCCGAAAACACTGACGCTTTGAAGTCAGCACTTCGGAAGGAGAGGAATCTTCGGAAGAAGTTCGAACGCGAGCACAAGGCAATGGCCAAGAAGCTCGAGGACGTGGACTCCAAGGAGAAGTCAGAAACGGACCAAGCTAAGGAGAATGCTTCCAAGGCCGAGTCCAAGGCACAGAAGCTCGCTGCAGCACTCAAGACGAAGGCGGTCGACAACGCCATTCTGAAGGTTGCTCAGAAGCTGAAGTTCCGGGATGTTGACGATGCTCTGAAGCTCGTTGACCGAGGTGAAATCGACGTAGAACAAGACGAAGATGATCCCTCGGTGATCGAGTTGGATGAAGCGTCAGTGAAGTCTGCACTAGATGCTTTGGCGAAGGCGAAGCCTCATCTCATTTTGGCTGATGGCCAAGAGGACAAGTCGGGCTCAAAGTTCGGAGGCAGTCGCAAGTCCCAGAAGGAAGTTGACGAAGATGCCTTGATCGAAAAGTTCCCCGCTTTGGCGAGGAGCATGACGAACAGGGGTCAAAGCAGCTCCTAACTAGCCAACAAAGAAGGGATAACAGCCAAATATGGCACGCATCGACAAAACCGATTCTGCAATCGGTGTTTTCCGTGCGCCTCTCAGTGCCGCTTTGACAGGTGGTGCCGCACCCCTTGGTGTGGGCATCAACTCGAGTGGCAGAGTGGTTATCGGAGCCGGTCAGACTGGAATCGTCGGTCTCCTGGTATCCCCATTCGACAAGGCCGCAGGAGATCCTCAAGATGTCCTGACCAACGGCGAACTCGTCGAGTTCGGGGGTGTGGCAGGGACCGTCTACACGGCCAACACCACCACTGGGGTGGTCAGCTCTGCAGCGAAGTCAGCGACTCAGGTAGTCGTTGGCCACACTGTCGAAGGTGATCGACTCATCGTCCGCATCGTTCCCGGCCAGTTCATCGGAACCTGAGAGGAGGCACACATGATCACAAACGTCAAAGACCGTTCCCTGACCATCCGTGGAGCCCTCAACTTGGGATTCCACCCGGACGAGCCTCAGGATCTCTCGGACTGGCTCAACCTGCCGCTGTTCCTCTTCGGTCAAGAAGAGGGTTACAACGAGCGGGGCGATGTCATCACCGAGACGACTGATGGCTTCCCACTCAACAGGATGTGGGACAACTTCCAGAGGATCATCCGTCTCTGGAACCAACAGCGTGACTCGATCACGAACATCCTGACCTACAACGTCACCAACAACATCGAGGGTGTGCGATACCCCATCGAACAGGACTTCGAAGAAGCATCGGAGTTCGGTGAGCCGGTCGGTATCCGGTTGGGCCCACCGTTCCGCATGGGATTCGGGTTCAAGTTCTACGACTTGGCCATCCGCTACACGTGGATGATGCTTGCCGAGTCGACGGCCGATCAACTGGAGTCGTTGCACAACACGGCCCTCGAAGCCGACAACCGGCTGATGTTCACGAAGATTCTCAAGCAGGTCTTCAACAACACCACTCGGATCGCCGACATCGACGGCCAGGATGTCAACGTCTACCCCTTCTACAACGGCGACACCATGGTGCCTCCGAAGTGGAAGGTCACGACGTTCGCTACTGGTCACCAGCACTACGTGACCAGCGGTGGTGCAACGGTCGTTTCCGGTGACTTGGATGACCTCCAGGCTTTGATCACTGAGCACGGCTACGGCCAGCTTCAGGGGTACAGCTTGGTCCTCATGGTCAACCAGGCACAGGGCTCGGTCATCCGTTCCTTCAAGGTGGCGACTGGCGCCAAGTACGACTTCATCCCCAGCAACAACGTGGGTGGAGGCATGTACTTGCCAGCCAATGGTGGCATCATCGGGGCTCCGCAGATGCGGACCTTCCCCGGTCTCATCACCATCGGTTCGTACGGCCAGTTCACCATCGTCGAGGAGGACTATATCCCGGCCGGCTACATGTTCGCGTTTGCGACTGGGGGTATCGAGAACATCGGTAACCCGGTTGGTATTCGCCAGCACGAACAGGCCTCCCTCCGTGGTCTCCGACTCGTCAAGGGTCGGGACAACGACTACCCCCTCATCGACTCGTTCTACCTGCACGGGTTCGGTACAGGCGTTCGGCATCGGGGTGCTGGAGCGGTCATGCAGATCACTGCAGCCGGTTCCTACACCGTCCCGAGCATCTACGCCTGATGATTTGGCCTGGTCACCGTTTTCCCAACGACGGTGACCAGGTCATCCTCACAGAAAGGACATGAGTTGACCAGAGAAATCGATCCCGAAGCCATCGAGAATGGCAACCTCACTTGGGAGGAGGCTGAGTACCTCAGAGTACGTGGGCAACTGCCTGCTGGCTATGAGATGCCAGATCCACCTGAGGGGGAAGAGGACGAGGAGGAGGCCTCGTCCGAGAGCCGAGTCACACCCCTCGAAGAGCAGACCGTCCCCGTCATGGGCGACGCTGGTGGAATCGTCGAAGACGAGGGCGAGTACTCCGGCGTTGGGTCCGAATACTCCAACGAGGAGGGTTGGAACAACGACAAGCGTCGTGCCGAACTAGCCAAGCGCGGTTTGTCCGTAGCTGGCAACAAGGAAGAGATGGTCGGCCGGCTGCGCAGGTTCGACTCGGATGAACTGTTCGAGGAGGACTACGAAGAGGAAGAGACCGAGGAATCGGTCTAACAGAAGGGAATCGTGGTGATTCGCAGTCTTGACGACAGAACAAGAGCACTGGTAGGCGAGAGCATTCCAGTTGGCGGCACGGCTGCGAACACCATGTTCTCTGACGAGGACATCGCAGACTTTCTGGAAGCAGGAGGTAACGACCCCTTTGCTGCTGCCTACTGGGGTTGGATGGAGAAGGCAGCAAACTATGCAAACCTGGTGAACGTCAACGAAGGTAACGCTGCACGAGAACTGAGCGACCTTCATCGACAGGCTATTCGCATGGCTGATCGCTACGTCGGCTACGTTCCCACACCATCACGAGGGCGTGCTCGGATGGGCAAGATCGTGAGACAGACCTGATGGGTTCCTGGTCAGAGCTTCAGCAACGAGATCGTTTGATGGATCACTTCATCGGGGCTGATCCGTTGAACATCACCCTCCATCGGCCTGTGTGGATATCTACCACGGCAGGTGGTCGAACGACGACAAACTCCGATAGCCTGGCTGAACAGATCATGGCTTTGTATCCGTTCAAGCGACGGTTGACGACGGAGTACACCTTCAACCCTCAGACTTTCGGGGAGGAGAAGGTGGAGCTGATCCACTGGATTCTGATCTTCAACAGAGGATCCGACATTGAGGTGGATGATTTCTTCTATCCCGAAGTGGACACCAACCCGGTCACTGATCGACTTCAGCCAGGGTTGTACACAGTCACCTTCCTGTCTGCCCGACTTTGGGATCGAGGGCAAGCCGGTCTACTCTATCGGGGGTAGTCATGGCTTTCGGGGACAGAATCAACTTCCGAGATGAACGAGGTCGCTTTCGCAAGGCGCGTCGTTTTGAGAAGAACAAGTTCTACACCATAGATACCTTGACCAAGGGACTTGCGAACTTTGAGTTCAAGACGGGTGATGGAGTCATCGACGCGGCCCAGAAGTTTGCTGGTGAACTCGTTGCCTATGCTCAAGATAATGCTCCCTGGGAAGATGACACGGGTGATGCTCGTCGAGGGTTGTTTGCTGAAGGTTGGGCAGATAATGACCAGGTTAGCCTTATCCTGAGTCATACCGTTGAGTACGGTATCTACCTGGAAGTTCGCAATGGTGGCCGGTTTGCCATCATCATTCCTACGATCGAAGCGATGGGACCAAAGATCTACAAAGACATGCGAGGCATGTGTGGGGAGATAATCTACTATGTCGACTAGGAGTTGGCTCTACCAAAGAATGGTGGCTTCTGCTCCGCTGGTGAGCTTGCTTCCAGGTGGCATCCACCAGACGACGTCGTTGAACACCGCCCCACACCAAAAGCCCTTCACCATGTATCGGCAGACGAGTGACGTAAGTACCCTCCGAGGTGATGGGCAAGAACGAATTCGATCCAACGGATACATGATCTTCGTCCATGATGTGCCGGGTGATTACCTGAAGATTGACGAGATCCTGGAGCAGATGAAACTCTTGTTTCAGGATACCGTTGATCAAGCCAATGGGGTCGCCAAGAGTCTCTGGCTTGAGACCAGCGAGGATGTTCGAGATGACGACATGGGTACCATCATGAAGTTTGCTCGAATCCAAGTAGTTCACAAAGTCTAGGAGAGGTCATGAAGTCAGTTCGTTACATCCTCGGCCATACTCGGATTCTTCGTGCCAGTGATCTGGATGCACTCGGCATCAAGCACAAGGACGAGGAGTTGGTGTGGAACAAGGAAAACAACTTCACAGTCGTGATGAACAACCAGACGAGTGATTCGTTGGTTGAAAGACTACCTACAGAATTCGTCATAGTCGATGAGGAAGAGGCGGATGAGACCTCTGACGAGTCGAGTTCGGCGACTTCACCTTCATCGTCACATCCCGAAGCGTCCCAAAGCGATCCCGAATCGTCCGTGGCGTCCGGCGACGATGAAGTGGGGCAATCGACGCGCAATGCGTCGAAGAATTCGTAGGGACGTCCACGGAAGATGGACCTGCATTGCGGAAACAAACTGCATGGGCGAATGTTAGATGATGGCCTACTAGAGGTCAACTGCGATAGTCGTTTCTGCGGTAAGGAACCGGGCAATGTGGTGCTTCATCGGTTCAAGCCGGAGACAGGAGAGCTTGTCGAAACTCTCAAGTTCAAGGCACCCATCCATCCAACTCGGAACAGAAAGGAGGGCCTAGATGGCTCTCGCTGATCCGGCGTTGCCCTATGGTATCCGAGATATCAAGGTAACGCCAATTGCTGCGGATGGGACCTTGGGTACATCCGTTGATCTTCCCGTCGCTCAGACGCTCAGCTTCAGTGAGGCTGAGGAGTACCAAGAGCTGCGAGGAGATGACCGCCTGGTGGCGGTTCACGGACAAGGGCCCACCGTTGAGTTCGACCTAGAGGCTGGAGGCATTTCGCTTGACGCCTGGTCGGTCATGAGCGGAGGACTCGTGACTTCAACTGGTACCACACCAGCTGAGGTCAAGTCCCTCACGAAGAAAACCACAGATGCACGTCCGTACTTCCGTATTGATGGTCAGGCGATCAACGACGTCAACGGAGACACGCACGTGACCATCTACAAGGCGAAGATCACGGAGAACATCGAAGGTGAGTTCACCGACGGGGAGTTCTTCGTGACCAGCTGTTCAGGACAAGGCATCGGTGATGAGGATGACAACCTCTACACCTTCACCTGGAACGAGACAGCTACTGCAATCGACGTTACGCCGTAACGTCACCATCCCGGAACCCTAGGAGGTCAGTGGAAATGGTAGAACCAACGAAACGAACGACGGCTAAGAAGAAGCCGCCACCTGAGGATGTCCTCGAAGCTCCTACCCCGGCGCAAGCTTGGAAGAAAAAGAGCTCCGAGGGCATCCTCGTTCGTGTACCTAGCGGTAACATCGCCAAGATCCGGACACCCGGTATCGAGGTGTTCGTTACCCAGGGGGTAATTCCCAACGGTCTTATGCCGATCATCATGGGTGCTATGAAGCGGGGAGGTCCTCCGAAAGATGATGACCTGGTCAGTATGTTGGAGAACAAAGAAACCCTCCAACAGATCATCGACCTCTCCAGTGCAGTGACGGTGTACTGTTGCATTGACCCCGTAGTTCTACCGGTACCCATGATGATGGTAGATGGCAAGCAAGTCCCTGACCCTGATGGTAGGGATCCTGATGCTCTCTACGTCGACGATGTAGATTTCGATGATCGGATGTACATCTTCGGGGTGGCGGTTGGAGGTACGTCCAATCTGGAAAGATTTCGTGAGCAACAAGCAGCTCTCATGGAGTCTCTACCAGACAGCTAAGCAGTGGGTGAAGAGACCCAGTGAGATGTTTGACATCCAGGATTCTTATGTCGCTTACTGCTTCGACGAGGCGATAGGAGCTTGGGGAAACTACATCACCTCGGAATTGGAGAAGATCGAGGGTAAGAAGGCTAAGGATGTTGAGCGAAAGCGGCATAACAAACTGCTGCAGTTGCTTGACGTAGCACCCGAAAAGAGATTCCGACAAGTTGGGAGCAGACCAGTGACAAAGACGTAGGAAGGAGGTGTCATGCCTGGAATGAACCTCGGTGTAGCTCATGGTGAAATTCGGATCAATACCTCTGATCTGAAGAATGCGGACATAGCTCTGCGCTCTGCTGGTGACAGCATGGTCAACATGGGTATGAAGGCCATTGGTGCCTTTGCTGCTATCGTGGGAGAAGCAGCCAAGTTCGAGAAGGAGATGGACTTCGTTAGTGCCATCACCAATGCCTCTGAAGAAGAGATGGATAAGCTGAGAGATGCGGCTCTCAAGCTGGGTAAGGAATCCATCTTTGGTCCGGTTGAACTGTCTCAGGCCTTTGTGGAATTGGTCAAGGCTGGCGCCAGTGCCGAACAGATCATTGATGGTGTGGGATTGGCAGCAGTCAATCTGGCCACTGCGGCTGATGTTGATATTCCGTTTGCGGGTGAGAACCTCATCAACATTATGAACACCTACCGCTTGGGTGCGGAGGATGCTGCTCATGTCACTGATCAACTCGCTGGTGCTGCTAACGCCTCCTCGGTTGATCTGCAAGACATCGTAACAACGATGCGCTATGCGGGTCCCGTTGCCGAGGCACTAGGTCTCTCGCTCGAGGAAACTGTCCAGGCACTCTCCATTCTTGGTAAGGTGGGCATCAAGGGTTCGACCGCCGGTACTTCACTGCGGTTCATGATGACACACCTGATTCCATCCACTGAAAAGGCTTCGGATGCGATGACGAGTCTTGGCTTGACTGTCGGAGAAGACGGTCTGGTCAAGGAGTTCACTGCTGCAGATGGTAGTCTCATCGGCCTTGCTGATGCCATGGAAATCCTGATGCAGAAGACTGAGGGTATGGGTGAGCAGGCCAAGGTCAAGGTCATCCAGGACATCTTCGGTGTTCGAGCCATGCCATCAGTTCTCGAGTTACTCAACCTGGGTGCTGAGGGATTCGCAAATATCCGTGCTGAGATTGAGCGGACAACTGCTCTTGACGTTGCTACGGAACGTGTCGATAACCTAGATGGTTCTCTCAAGCGACTGAAGGCCACATGGTCTGCGATCATGGTGGAAGCTGGTGGACCATTCCAGACCATGGTCAAGAGTTGGATAGATGGTCTCCGAGATCTCCTTCTCTGGTTTGATCGTTTGCCTGGTCCGTTCAAATCAGCTATCGTTGGTGCGATCGGGGCTTTTGGACTTCTGTCCGTGATAGCGGGTGGATTCCTGTTGACTGTCGGCAATATGGTACGAGCAATCCGAGTCATCGCTGAGATTGGGAATGCCTTCTATGCGATAGCTGGCGGCATGAGAGCAGCAGCTGGAGCAAATAGTCTTCTCAGCGCATCACTTCTCCTGTCTCCTTGGTTCTGGGTCATCGCTGCGATCATCGCCGTAATTGCTGCTCTTGTTCTCCTTTGGTTCCATTGTGAAGATTTCCGGGAGGGTGTCAAGGATCTTTGGGAAGACCTGAAGCGCTGGGGTCAGGCCATAGCTGACTTTTTCGTTGCAGCTTGGGATGCGGTGTGGGAATTCTTCACCAGTTGGGAAGAGAAGTGGCGAGACATCAAGGGTGCAGTCGGGGATGCCTGGGAGGCTGTCAAAGGATTCTTCAGTGATATCTGGAATGCTATCACAGGATTCGTGTCTGGAGTTGGTTCTTGGTTTGCGGATGTCTGGAACGGTTTGGTTGATGGATTGTCAACTGCAGCAGGGGCTGTTGTTGACTTCTTCGCCGAACTCCCC